CTTTCACTCCCTTTCTCTCTTGTTATTTTTTGGAGGTCTTTCTTTTTTAATAAAAACACGCCAGTGTCTTATAAATAAGTGTAGCCCCGTTCAAAATCTTTCGATAAATATTTGATATTACTCACTACTATTTCAAGAGTAAGAAGAAACATTACTCTTTAAAAACATGTAAAGATGCAGTTTACCCCCCTAAATCGTCGCACTTTATGGAAAAATAAATGGTATAAGTGTCATATTAATTTATTTTGAAGAAAATAGTTGACAATTAGAAAGGTACGTGCTAAGATTAGTTTATAAATTATTAGGAGGAGATATAAAATGGCTGATGTAGTATATGCAGAATGGAACTGGTCAGAAGACCAAACAAAAGAAGAGATGGAATATGCTTTAGACTTGATTAAAGAAATGGTTGGAAAGATTAATAAGAAGGAACAAGTAGAACCTATTGATATTCCCGCTTTGGTTGAAGAAAGATTCCACGGAAGAAGTGTAGAGAAAGCTAAAGATGAAACAACTATTACAATTGATTCCACAAGTGAATCTAGATGGAATCCTGTTTTGATTGAATTAGAGAAATTTGCTAAGCGGGTGGAGGAAAAGGATTATATTGTGTTGTCTGATTTAACAAGTTGGTTAGAACCAATTAACGAAGTATTAGGAACAGATTTAAAATACCGTAGAGAGGGAATGCGTATTAATCGCTAGGTGATAATATGAAACGAATTTATAAAATGTGGATTGAACCTTTTGTCGGTATTGCAATTTTTATGTTGCCTTTATTTGCTTCCGGAGGAGAAGAAGCTACTACAGGATGGGAAGTAGCTTTAGCGTTTATTCTTTCACTGGGCTATGGGTACTTTGTTGGTAGACCCATGTTGTATTACTTTTTATTTGATGGAGTAACCGCAGAAGCACACAAAAGAGAAATTAATATCTTACGAACCTATATTAATCAATGCCAAGAAGCGATGAATGCTAGTGGTAAAACATGTAGAGACCTAACCGATAGAGTTGTAAATTTATATAGCTCCAACAAAGAACTTTTGGATAGATTAGAGTATCAACAAAAAGAAGCAGAAAACTTACAAGAAGAATTGCTCATGTTACGAGAAGAGAATGCACAATTAATTATACAGGTAAAGAAACATGAAGAGTAATAAACCTTCTTTACTTGGGGCATGTTTGACAGATACAGCAAGTGGAAAAGAATATCCTTATGAATTTAGGGCAACACATCATTTAATAAGAGTTTTAGTTTCCTACAGAACTAATATAGCAGGTAAGCGGGAGTTTTACGTTAGATTGGAATCTATTAATTATTCGGATGGCTGGGAAATAACTCCTTATGATGAGGTATATCTAGGAGAAACTACTTGGGGTTGAGAGGTGTTAACGATGGAAACAAATTTGCCTTCCCTATCTTCTGCTCTTTTGCATGACTTAGCATGTAGTAGGCAATATGATTTAAGATATGTAGATGTAGTTAACGTTACAATAACAATGTGCGAGGACACTCCTACTAGTAAAGAATTTTTCAGTATAGAATTAGAAACAAAATATAACCGTAATATTTGGAAATTTGGAGAAGGTAGATATACAGTAGTTCTTGGAGAAACAACGTGGAAGTGAGGTAATTATAAATGAGCAAGATTTTTCCATCCCTGCCAACGGCACATTTACAGTATGATAGCTATATTGGTGCTCATCCTTATGAGAAAGATGTAACACATAAAATAATAAGAATTGCTATTACTAAAGATAATAGATTAGCGGGTGTTACTGAATTTGATGTCATGATAGAGTCTGAATTAAACTCTCAGGCGTGGGGCAAGAGTTATGAACTAGCTAATGCCATACATCTAGGAGCAACTTATTGGGAAACGGAGGAATGAGTGTGACTAAAATGTATCCGATATTAGATAATATCGTAGGAAGAGATTGGGAAGGTGACTGGCTTCGTATTGCAAATATGTCAAACTACGGGATAACCAATATAAACATATTTTTGGATGAGGAGGGAGATTGGAATATAAATTTAATTAGTACTTCTTTGGAGGAGTTTGAAGCATGTTTCCAATATATTGAATCTATTAGTATTATAGATTGGGAAGAGGTGGAGTGACCGTGGTTAAAATGTATCCAGTATTAGCGGATATTGTAGGATTTTGTAGGGAACTAAGAATGTGTGGAATGCGTCTTAATGACGGTCATGGGGTTTCTAAGGTAAGCATAGAGCTCAGCAACGGTAATTGGAGTTTGATCGTAGTTAAAAATTCAGGAGACGGTAACGGAATAAGTTTTATGAGTATTAATGGTGTAGAAATAGTAGCTTGGGAAATGAAGGAGGAAAGAGGATGAGTATTAAATATTCCCTTCCAAAACTAAGAGTAGGGGAAAGACTTCAAAGTGGACGTAAAGCAATTTTTGATTTCCCTCAACGCAATAAAAAGAATGTTACAAGAATAAGAGTATGGCGAAATAGTAAATCAGGTAAATTGCGAGCGGGAGTTACTGGAGACAGTGGAAGAGAAGAGTGGTGTGCTTTTTTAGAAGAAGATGAGACTATGTTGTATATCGGAGAGTTGGTGTGGAATGAGTAATGTTAAATTTTCACTTCCAGACCTGCGAGTGAGATGGATTGATAAAATATACGTGGAAAGGGAATACTTATTTGACAAAAAAACTACAAAGGATATTATACGAATCAAACTTGTACTAAACTCCTATGGTACGTTCTTCTTACAGATAGAGCCAGCAGAGGGAATGGGTGATTATACCAGCATTTCACGTGCAGGAGAAGAGGCTTTATTTGGAGAGGTGATTTGGAATGAGTGTTAAGTTTTCTTTACCTAGCTTGGTGCTAAAATGGATTAATAACCATAGTGGGGAAACAAGAACAGCTAATTTTAAAGCTATTAATACTACCAATGTGTCCAATATTTGCATATTTAAAGATGAAAGGGGAAGGGTGTTCTTACGTATTATGGGGGATATGACTTCAATAATAGACAATGAGGTATGCTCTTTAGGAGAAGGTGATGACGAAATTAGTTGGGGAGATACCACTTGGGAGGAAGATAGTTGACAGTCTTTCTCCTTTTTGGTATACTTAAATAGTAGGAGGGGATTATGTGGAAGAGTTGGGGTATTTAATTGATAGTATTTGTAACAGAGTGTTGCTAGATATAAAATTAGTTGAGGATAACAAATTTGATTGTTCTTGTTTAATTACGTTTTGGAGTGAAACGTGTGGAACGATTAATACTTTTAGATTTAGTAATTCAGATACAATTTTGAGAGCGTTGTTCTATGTTAATTACAGAAAGGATAAGGCACAGATTGGTCACGAGTTTACTGCTAGTAGGAGAGGAGCGTTTGTAATTGAAACAACCTAAACAAAAGTATAGTTACGTGTATACAAGAGATGGAGAAAAAGTTACACATATTAGATTATACAAAAAACCAAGTAGTGATGAGATATTGACTATGTTTAAAACAGTATCTGGATGTAGAGAAAGATATTACGTGGATGAGCCTATAAGATATGCTTTAACAATTTTTATATATGATTGTATAGTGAAATAAAGGAGAGTGTGATATGCCAGATATATTTGATAGCGTAGACAGATTTGAAGAAGAGGATAAGAGAGTTTTACGAATTGAGATACGTTACTTGGGAAATACCGGAGCATTTAAAAGAAAATTCTTGTATGACAATGGAAGACATTCATACGCAACTAATTTGTGTGCGGAGGTAGCACAATATTTATTCTATGCCGGGATAAAGGATTTGTACATTAAAGAGTGAGGAGTAATTATTATGGATAGCAAACTTTACAACCACGTTATTGCAGAGGATATTAGCACAGTATATGAAGTAGTTATTAAAAGAGATGTTAATGGTGCTTTTGTTATATCCTATCTTTATGTTATTAACTCAATATTAAATACAATGAGTGGAAGAGTTACTAGAGGTAAGTTAAATCGTATTAATAAAAGTTTGCAGGTTATCTCTACTAAAATGTGTGCTTTACAAAAGGAAGAGAAATATATAAGGGAATGATAAAAACAAATGGCAAAGGTTTTTGATACTAACAAAAGGTACCGTATAACTTATGAGAGGGAAGAAGTAGTAACTATTAAGATTTTAGAGAAAGGAATATTTCGTTTAGAAAAGATTTATCAAGGTAACTGGGGTGGCGGTATTGCTGTAGCATCTTGTGAGGAATTTTTAAATGATTTAATAGCAACTGATTATATTGCAGAGGGATAAGTACTTTCTATAGAGAGAGAGTAAATTAGTAGAAGGAAGGTTTTATAATTGCCAAGAGGTAAAAGAAAGCTAACACATGAAGAATACGTAAAACAAGTTAAGGATAAAAATAGTAAGGTAGAAGTATTGGGAACTTATTTAGGTAATAGTATAAAAATACTGCACAAATGTAAAACGTGCAACCACACATGGGGTGTTAGACCAAATAGCATTAAAAATGGACAGGGATGTCCTAAGTGTGCTGGTGGAGTTAGACTAACTCAAGAGGAGTATGTTTCACAAATTGTTGCAAAAGGAATCAATGTGGAAGTATTAGGTGAGTATGTAAATAGTGACACTAAGATAGCACATAGGTGTAAAAAATGTACGCACATTTGGGATATTACTCCATCAGATATTAAATATGGACGAGGTTGTCCAAAATGTGCGGGAAAACGGACTTGACAACATCCCCAATATATGTTATTATAAAGATGTGCCAAGGTACACATGAACAGTTGTGGTGGCTTGTTCTAAAATACCTAACAGCGGTTAAAAAAGTAGTAACAATTTTTCACCTCCTTTCAGCATTTATGAAATCCCTCCAAGCAAGTCGGAAGCTTTGGAGGGTTAAGTGCTATCTAGGGGTAAATAAGTAGAAGGAAGGTTTGAGAGTTTGGTAAGAAAGTTAACGCAGGGGGAATATGTGGAGCAAGTGATGGAAAAGAATAATAAGGTTGAGGTATTGGGTAAGTATATTGGTAATCATACTAGTATATTACACAGGTGTAAAACATGTAAACATGAATGGAATGCTAGACCTCACGATATTAAAAGTGGAAGTGGTTGTCCAAAATGTTCTGGAAAATATAAACCAACTCATGATGAATATATTAAACAAGTTAAAAAAGTTAATCCAAATATTGAAGTATTAGGAAAGTATAAAAATAATGCTACTAAGATACTACACAGATGTAAAACATGTAAACATGTATGGAAAGCTAGACCATCTGATATTAAACGTGGAAAAGGTTGCCCTAAGTGTTGGGTAGGTAGCCTAAAGTTAACACATAAGGAGTATATGGAACAAGTTAAAAAAGTTAATCCAAATATTGCGGTGTTAGGCAAGTATATAAATAATGTTACTAAGATACTACACAGATGTAAAACATGTAAACATGTATGGAAAGTTGCACCTAATGATATTAAACGTGGAAAAGGTTGCCCAAAATGCTCCACAGGTAAAACAGAGAAATCGGTGGTTGAATACGTGGAGAAGCTTGGTTACAAGGTTGAACCCCAGAAAACATTTGAAGGGATGAAATATAGGGGATTATTAAAATGCGACCTCTACCTACCAGAACTAAACGCCATCATAGAGTACGATGGGGAATACCATTACCAAAGGCATTGGGGAGACAAAGACGACATAGGTCTTAAAGAAACACAAAAACGTGACTCCATTAAAAACCAGTTCGCCCAAGATAACAACATGCCAATACTTAGAATACCCTATTGGGACAAGGATAGACGGTTTGAACTGGTGGATGAATTTATTCGCAAGCTATCTTCCGAGGGAGAACAGTTGACATCATTTTAACTTTGTGGTAAGCTCTTATTATAAAGAAGGAGGAGATAAATATGAATAAGTATGAAAGATATGTTGTAGGTTGGTATGATGAAGATGGTGACTGGCACTACTGTTTGAGCCGTACAGGTGTTTTAAAGGAAACCGTAACCGAAGCTAACAATTGCCGAAAAGGTTTACAGAGACATCCTTTATACAAATATAAAAGTTTGGAGATTGGTACAATGTACTTTGAGGGTGCTTTAAATGAAGAACTTGTTAAACCAATTATTGCAGAAGAGAAAGAGTATGCGATTCGCCGTCACGAGTTAAGAGATGAATTCGAAACAATTGCTAAGGAAAGAGGATTAAATAATTTTGGGACTGAGTTTAATAAAGCTTTTGACGAATGGATAGCAACTAAGGAGGATTAAAATGGACTGCTATAATAAATACAGAGTTTGCGTATTTTATGGAGAAAGAGATTACGAATTTTTCTACATTGAAGCATACGATGAATTTTATGCTAAGTTAGATGCAATGGAGATGTATGCCAAGTATTCACGTGAGCTCTATTATGATGAAGTTCTTCCAGTTTTCTCTGTAGAAGTCGAACAAGTAGAGGAGTTTTAAAGATGAGGATAGTATCAGCAATTATTAGCACGCCCAAAATGTATTCCTATGATTTACATCAGATTGATAATCACACTGGTTTAGAGGTTATTATGATTGAAGAACGTGGTAATGGAGTTGTAATTACGTTTAATGATGGCTCTGCTCGCAAGTTCAGAAGTGATTGTTACAGTTTGTTTTATGAAGGAGCTGTGGGATTTTGAGTTGGCTTACAAGAAGGAAAAAGATACTATAGTAAGAGAGAATTATGTCCCTAAACCAGTACCAAGGAATAAGATAAAGGAAGTGGATATTAAATGGAACCACCAGATTTAGAAAGTCTAACCTTGTGGGCAATTTACGACCGTGTTAGTGACACGTTCCACAAAGGCGGTAACCAATACTTCTGCTCAAGTCGGCAGAAGAAAGCCATCAAGACGTATGGAACACTTCAATCTGCTACAGCTTTGTTAAAACAGATAGAAGGTGGAGGGATTCACCCAGTAGATTTAGTGTTAGTGGAATTAGAGTGTGAGATTATGGATTTTATCGAAGTAGAATAAACTAAAAGGAGAATGATTAGATGAAAAAATCAATGATAGCTTTAGCAATTGGGGCAGTATTATTACTTGGAGGATGTACTTCTTTTGATGATTGGAGTAAAGATTGGGAAAGTGACACCAAAGGATTAGAAAGAACAATCACTATCTACAGCAAGACTGGCGAAGTTCTTAAACAGTATGAAGGAGAAAACGTTCGTACTAAATACTCAGATGGCGGGACTCAAGTTGTTCTTAACATTGATGGAAAGCGTGTCCAAGTAGTTAATGCAGATGTTGTTATTACAGAAAAAGGTGCAGAGAAATACGAAACCAAATAATGTTTGACAACTAAATAAATGCGTGTTATAATTAGTTATACCAATTAAGAGGAGTGAGCGATTATGGCAAAGGCTAGAGATATTCTGGATGCTACGAAGTGGACAGAGATTAGAGATTTCCGAAGATATTCCATAAACAGGGATGGTGAGGTTGCTAATAATATTACAGGTCATTTGCTTAAAGTATCGTTTGCTCCTCGTTTGGGTTATACGGTTAAACTAGTGGATGACGTGGCTAACTTGCAGAGAGTGGTTAAGCTGGCGGATTTACTGGCTAGAACGTTTGTTCCTAGTGTATTAGGTGCTACACAAGTAGTATTTATAGACGGCGATAAAAAGAATTTGGATTTAAATAATTTGGAATACAGATTGTGAGGTTTAATCATGAAGTATTGTGTTTGCGTATGGGAAGCCACTTTTAACTTCTCCATAAGTTTAGGACTATTTGCCACGAAAGAACTTGCAGAAGAAGCTGTTAAAAGAGATTTAGAAGATTATACAGAAAGAGAATTAGATAACTACCAAGTTTTTGTTAGAGGAGTGTCTGGATTTTATGTGTAACTTAAAACCAGCTATACCAGATATGTATATTCCTGCTATAGACGGATTATATATGGATTATTATTTTAATGAGAGTTCTGTAGCCCTAACAAAAATAATTATAGGATTTACGCACTGTTTTGAAAGTGCTTATATTATTGTAGGCAATGGAGACAAGGTACATGCAAAGTTTTTTGGAGATGGTATTACCTTACACATGGGGGAGGTGGTTTGGAATGGGTGAAGAGTTATTGCAAATATTGAAAGATGCTTACGAAAAGTATTGGGAAGAAACGGGAGACGAAGGGCTACCAGACCACTACCGACCTCCAGACGTGGCAAGATTCTTAGAGGGATTTGAATATGCGGAGGAACTAGTTATGCACTATCTTTCCGAACAGAAAGGGGAATAATCACTACTATGTATATTTTAATACAGCTAGTAGATTGGCAAAAGGATGATGAAGTTGTTGCTGGAAAAGTATTAAAAGTAGGAGGTTGCTCCTTTCAAGGAGTTAAGATATTGTTAAGTAAACACATGAAAGATATGGCTAGTTTGCATGACAGAGCCTCCTTCAGGTATGCTACTGCACTTATTGATAGATGTATGAATTTAGATAGCATATCCTGCACATTAAGAACACACACAGAGTGGCGAGTAAAATTTAAAGTAGTTTTTAGAGAGGAATGGTATGAATAATGGAAAAATTAGATACTATGGAACAAATTACTAAGTTACAGAAGAAAGCAATTGAGGTGGCGAAAGAGTTATATGGTGATATTAAAGAAACAGACTTTACGGTAATTCAGCCATATGCAGATGGACACGGAATTTTGTTTAGTGTTAGTGATGATGACCAAGGAGAACGCACTATGAGTGTTAACGTTGTAGACACGTTGACAGTGCTTCCCCCTATTGATGGTACTTTAGATGCTTACGAGGAGGAAACAGATTGACGATTGTTTGGATAATCTTAATTATTAGTATCACATTCTTTTTAACAGCACGCAAACTAGAAGACGATGTGGCAATTGTTTGGATATTTTTTGTATATTTAGGAATGATTACGATATTGGCAACACAAGGCGTTTTTAACAAAATACTTTAGGAGGAATTATATGTTAGAGCTAAGTATCTTTCTCATTATGGTTTGTACTGGACAATACTTGCTAATGACTGCAATAGATACGTCACACCCATTAAACATTTTTGCGTGTAAAGCTATAAGTTTTTTAGCAATAGCCTTTTTAGCTCTTGGAATAGTGGCTACCTTGTATTTGTAAAGCTTATCAACTACGTGTTTATTAAATTTGACAAACACGTAAGTAAGTGATATACTTGTAATATAGAAGGAGGAGGAATATTAATGGAATTTTATAAAGGTCAAAAAGTAGAGTTCATTTCTGGAAATAAAAAGGTAGTAGGGGAAGTTATAGAGGTATTTTATAACATCGAAACGTTAATTATTAAAGTTGGTGAGGGAGAACTTGACCTTAACAGAAAGTTCCGCGATGTAGTTGAATATGTAGAACCCCAATTACCCGTAGTTCCCCATTACGTGGCTGAATGGTTTGAAGAGAATAAAAATAATTTAGATTATGAAATTTGGCGATATATTCGCAACTTTGATGAGCAGAACACAGATAGTAATTTTTACATGTTCATGAATGATGCGACAAGTAACCCTATTGAGATACTGGTGGAAATGAAGAATGGATATAAGATTGAAGCTAAACCTGCTACGTATGTGTCTACGTGTGGAGAAGATACAGAAGGAAAGTATATAATTTTAAGAGATAAAGAAACTATCTCGGAAGATTTTAAGTTATATGTTAGTATGGTCACCCCTGTAGCTAAATCATTTGAATATGCTCTTACCCCACATAAGGAATGTGCTATTATTGGCGATAAGGTAAATATGACTGCAATCGCGTGTTTCTTAGCTTCCCAAAATACTAGCCACACGTTTGACGTTGTGCCTTATGAGGAAGATATTTAATGAAACACAAGGTAGGAGATAGAGTAGAACTAATTTGGTACGAGGTAATAAGAGAAGTAATAATTGTAGAGGAACTTCCAAAAGGGGAATATGTAGTAGAATTTGTACATGATGGTGAGAGAGAAACAATTCATGAAGCAGGTATAATGGAAACGGGAACGATTACAAAGTTAGCAAGTGAAGAGCTAGTTAAACTTCCCACTTATATGGAAGATTGGTTAGAGTTTGGAGATAGACAGGGATATGATTTAGTTGATTTGTTTAATTACTATAATAGTAACATGTCCAAAGAGGTAGAAGGATGGATATTAAATAGTGAAACGAACCAGTATAAATTGGCTATGGCTTGGTTATGCGGATATGTTGTGGAGGAGGAAGAATTATGACCGCAGAAGAATTGATTAATGAATTACAAACAATGCCACCGGACACACTTATTTCTGTAGAGTTTGCTCTCTTCGTGGAAGATGTTGCAAGAGTGGTGTATAATGAAAAAGATGGTGAAGCACGTATATTCACCATATAATAGGAGGAATGAACATGGCTAAAGAACCAAGAGACGTGTGGATAGTTTATTATGAAGTACTTGGCGGGGTGGAATATTACTTAGCTAGCTCCAACATAGACAAGCTTATTTTTAGACCAAGTACACTGGAAGGAAATGCTTTAGAATTCCCTACACAAGATTCCGCAGAGGGAATGGCTAAGGTGGCTAATGCGTTGGATACTAACCAAGACCACTGGTGGAAGATTAAGAAAGTGGATAACACTCAAGTGTATGTGGCGTTTGCACCAGTTCTTACCAACTGGATACAGGTTTCAGTAAATACAGACACGCCAAGAGATTTAGCAGATTTGCAGATGTGTTCGGCTTTCTTTAATGAGGTTCACGAATTAGAACCTGTTACACTAGCCAAGAGATTTACTAGAGAGGAATTTGAAGAGCTTAAAATGAGGTACACAGGTATTATGGCTATTCCAGTAGATGACGTTATGAAGACTTTAGAAAGATTCTATAACACTTCCTCTTATAATAAACTTAAGAAGGGTAAAGCAGTTATGGAAGTGTTCCGGGAGTATAAAGAAAATGGGAACTAATATGTTCGTAGTGTGGTTCGCAATTATTAGCTACTTTTTTGGAAGTATTACTACCATATTTACTGGTGTGTGCAAAGTAAGAAGTGGTGAAGAAGTGGTTGGTGGCGTTATAGACATATTGGCAGGTCTTCTATTTGCTGGAATGAGTTGGTTCGTGATAGTAGTGTTCTTATAAAAACTTAAGGAGGTGAAAAACTTTTGGCAGATATAGTAGTACAGATTTTAACTTATATAGTGATAGTAGGATTTAGCTTCTTCGGGATTACTAACCTTATTGAAGGTATTAAAAATAAGGGGAAAAGACCCGCTTATTCTAGGTTCCTAGATATTACCACTGGTGTGGGATTGTTAGCACTAGTTTGGCTATGGCTTACCAACGGTGGAGTATCTTAATGAAAATTCCCGCATAGTTTAACCAGAGAGTGCCAGTTAGGTACTCTTTTTGGCGTGTTGTGGCTAGTGTGGACGTGTTGTGGCGTGTTGTGACAAGGTTAAACACTGTGGCGGTTTACTTAGTACCCCTATTCGTAACCCATACAGTGAAAATAGGAAACGTGAAATTGTAATAGTCTACGGAGAATTATCAGAATTTTTTAAACACCCCTACGTATCCGAATTTTCCGACTCCTCTAACTACTCAGTCTACTCGCTCGCTTTCGCTCGCTCCTCGTTAGCTCGACACGTATTGCACACTTGCTTTATTTATATTACATGTATTAGCATGTGAGTGCGTGTGTGCACGTGTACTACAGTAACTACACATAGATATACATGATACAGGTACTATTTAATATAAGGGCTAATAAAACGCTTACATTCGATTAGCTAATTATACTTCCTATAACATACATTATGTTAACTTGTTAGATGAGTATAAAATAATAGATAATTATATTTAGATAATATTAAATTCTCATACAGTGTAGTCGTGTGTGTTCGAGTGAAGCACTGTTAAAGAGGTAGGTTCTAAACATATCTTAACTTGTTATACATATACTATAACAGTATTAAATACCTTATATAATTATATGGCTATAACACGTCACAACATGCCACACATGTTATCTCATATAAACCCGCTTTAACACGCCAATATTAGTTCCTAACCATTTCCAAACAAGTACCCCACAATGTTCCCCAAATAGCCCCATATTCATCCGCCATTATCCTCCACAAATACCTTATCCTATTTGCCATAGATCGTGGTGAATTACCTGTAATATATAGCCCCTATAATACACCCATATTAGCACAGTTATTATACTACTATCCAACATATCGTCCATATAAGTACCCATATATTACCCGTAATTATACACGATATAACACGCCCTCACACGTCCCCAAATAGTCCCCCTATATTTAAGGGGTTAAATTGTGCGGAAATTCTAGTGCGATTATACAACACTTAACATACACTTATCCACCTTTCCAAAGTTAAATGCGTTAGAATCACTCCATTTTACTATTCTCTATTTAAGACATATTCTCTATATTCTGAATATTCAAACACATAACGCCAAAAAGAAGACCCTCCCTGTGGAGAGCCTTTACTTCTTATTGTTGGAACCACACGCCATCTTTCATTCCATCATAACCCCAAGCATTGCTTCCAGTTGTGTCGATTACTAAAACATCTTCCTCATACACAATAACAGCTTTATCTTTGTAGATATTAACGTCAATTGGTTTTTCATTTGGAAAGCCATACTCTTTTACAATCTGTTTTTCCTTCATTTCCTGCGTTACTTTACTTTCAGATACTGCACTCGCATTCTCAACTTGATTAAACATTACCACCAAAGTCCCAACACTCAATACTACCAACGCTACAAATACCATCATCAATTTTTTCATCTTCTCTATTCCTCCTAATTTTTGTTATGTATTGTGGTGCCTTACTACTCTTTAACTATAACACACCACTTTCAATCCGTCAAGCTTTTTATCTCATTTAATCTAAATCAATATATAAGTGTCCTTCAAGCGTGAATATGTTTAACTCTGTTACCATCTCTAATATTATTTCTCTGTCACTCAATTCCTCATCTGGGTACAACATATCAGTGTAATAATTTCTACACTCTTGTAACTCTGCGTGGATAGCTCCAATAATGTTGCTGTTTGTAAGCTCGTGAAATTGTGTAGTATCGGAAGCACCATTATATGAGGACGGTGAAATATCTTGAAGTAGTCCAAACTCAAGTCGTTCATCAAATTCCTTTCTAGTGCAATCAGTATTATAACTTGCATACTCCTCAAAGCTTTCAAATCTGTTTATGTGTATTAGTATTTCATCGTCGAATATAATCACGCCAATCCATCCACAGTATCAATAATTTCATTTATGCGTTCTAGCTCTCTTCTAAACATCCGTATTTTACCTAAGATAGTATCCATAGCTCTGCTTATTTCTGGTTCACAAGCGTTGTGCAATGTTGTCATAGAAGTGTATACAATTTCTAGCTGTTTAATATCTGCGGTTAGTTCCATTCTTTCAATTCTCAATCTGGTTACTTTGTCTATTGGCTCCCTCATTTTAACATCCTCCTTAGTTTTATGTAGTAGCTGTCGTGTTCCTTACTACTCTTATATAATAACATAGGTAGTGTTACAAAACAAGCCAATTTGTGTTACAGAATTATTACATATGTAAAGGGAGTCAAAAGCTCCCCGTGTTATTCTTTAGGCTCAAAGTGTGCCAAACAAATAGCTCCAATTCCAAAGCAGACGAATATCACGCCTAACAATATCATGACTTTGTTATTACTGTCACCAGTCTTAGCTAGAATTTTATGGCTATCACTCGCTTTTACTTCCTGTACAACTTCTTTAGGTTGTGAGGACGTTTCTACGGCTTTTACTTTTGGTTTAACGGGTTCTTGTACAGTTAAAGCTTTCTGAGGAGCCTCACTATTTTCAGATACAACCTCTTTTTGTGGTTCTTCTTTAGTCGGCTCTTTCACTGGTTCTTTTTCTGGTTCCGGTTTTTGCTGTGGCTCTTCTTTAACTGGTGCAACAATTTCGTCCCACGTCAGCACTTGCACAAACGTGTCACAATCTTTTAGCACTGAAATAGTGCCAGTAAATTCAGTTCCTCCAAATGGAGCTGTCCAATCGTCTGGTGAAGTCCAAGTTTGTCCATCCTCTGCTACGTAAGTCCATGTGCCAGATTTTTCATCCAGACTCATTTTTACATTTACTTCTTTCATCGTTTCGGGATTCCATTCGTAATCGGTAAGAACTTCTTCACCGTTCTTAATTTCTGTTTTGGTGTCGTCCAATATTTTACAACCATTACTTTCTTTGTCCCAAATTACTTCTACTCGTTGACCGTCAATGTAATAGATGTCGTTATCGTTCGATAACTGTTTTCCATCTGTCGTGATTAACGTTCCTTCTTTAGCGTGCACTTCCGGAATTTTTTCATCTGCGTTTACTTGTGCCCCTCCAAAAATTAGCGTTCCAAAAATTAGACCTGTCGCAACTGCCTTTAAAACTGCATTCTTCTCCATTAAAATTCCTTCTCTCCATTTAGTTTCATTTTAACTTTACCACACTTTTTTGCTCTTGTCAACAACCTGCCAGAACTTCTATACGGTTTTGGATAAGCTCATTACTTTCTGTGTGTAATTCGTATGTACTTATTAAGTCTACCCAAAATGGATACTTAAGCTTCCCTTCTTCTTGCATTTCGTCCAAAATTGTGTTATACTGTTTTACTGCTTCTTGAATATTGTTAGCTGTAAAGCTTTTGTATTCTGTCATGCTGTTATCCTTTTGACAAACCACCGACCACGTTGACGGGACTTCTTTCACATCTATTTCAAATATAGCCCCGTCAACAACATCACGCAACATGAATTTAGTCTTAACCACAGTAGCTTACCTCTAAAAGAGCATACCAGCTTGAAGGACGTGCTTCAAAATATTTAGTTGCATTAATTGCATCCATTAAATATACTGCTTCATCATTATCCATGTCTACGTGAAAAGTGAAACCTGAGAACAAATCCGTGTCAATTTCATCAGTACTAAATTCGTATTCTTCGAAAATATCCGTTAACTCTTCCAAGATAAGTTCTTGTGCAATTTCTTGCATATCTTCCGCAAGTTCTTGCTCATCTTCTTCATATCCATTCCACCCATTTTTAAACAGTTCGATAAATGTTTCTTTGATTGTGCTATTAGTAGATGCGTGAACTGGATAGTCTTCGCTATCACCAAATCTTATATACAGACTACCTTCTCCACTTTCTAAACGTGTAGCATAATCCTTTGCATTAATACTCATTTCTAAGCTTCTAAGTTCATTCATTTTTAACGTCCTCCTCTTAATTTATATACCAAGTATATCACGCTCTTTGTTACAATTCAATACCTACAATATTACAAATGTGTTACAGTAAGTGCTGAAATATCTGCTCTTGTTTGTGTGTCAAGTATAAACTGTTTTGTCAATTTTTGGAATTTACTTACAAGTCCATTTTGTCGCATAAATTCTTTGATGTGGCGAATTGATGTAGGCGTAAGGTGCTTTTCATTAGCCGTAATATAAAATTCTCCATCAACTAAAGAGGCTACAGGCGTTCTATAGCTGTAAAGAACTTTTGTGCTGTAAGCGGTTCCGTCTCTGTAAATATTCTTTTCTGCCACTTCCGCCTTATTGTGATAACTTTTTACGTCTTCGAAAATTGGTTCTAATGCTTTAATAGTAGTTTCTTCCGTTTTAAACAATTTGACCACTCCTATAATTTGATTTTGGTTACTTTTTGAATTGGTTTGTTAAGATAGAATGCTACTGCTTCCGCTTGTTTGTCCGTGTAAGTTTGCATGAAACTTGTGACGTCCAAGCTAAATAGGTTCTTGACCGCTCTTCTTAGTTCCAGACAATCAACTACCACGAACTTATTTTTACCAATTGAAAGAGATTGAATAACGTTCTGCATTAAATTGTGGCACCTCCTCTTTTTCCAAGTAGGTCTAATTCAGCAAAAGCGATTTCCCGCAATTTGTCCCGTGTGATAGTATTGTAGTACGTTGTGAAATCTTGATAAGTACATTTTGCGAATGCTTCAATTAGTCCACCACGTTTTGCCCCTACATTTTGCACGCACCACGCTTGACGGTCTGAAACTAACATGCTAACATATTTTACTAGCTCTTTCTTTGACAATCTCCAAACTTGTGCCGATACAAAATCTTTCACCGCTAATTTTTCTACTTCGATAGTTTTACTCATTTTCTTCTTCCTCCTTTAATAGTGGATTACCCCAGATTTTTTTGTGTAGCGTTTTATCTCTCGTTGAAGCACGTTATCCGCAAAACGAAATCTTGCTATAATTCCTCCAGTGCTTGCTGTGTTGCTTTCAAGTTCGTAAATTGTTCCATCTTCCATTGTGATGAATTGATAAACTAAGCTACCTCCATAGATACTAGGTCTTGACTGTAAGTAATATGACTCATTTTGATTTACCATATCTGGATTAATGAAACCATTCTTTAAGTGCTTTTCTTGTAATTTGTTTGCCATTTCTAACACGCTCCTCATTTAATTTGTGTTGTTCTTTACTACTCTTTTACTATAACACGTCCGTTTCAGTTTGTCTACTATTTTAATGTTACAATTGTGTTACAAACTTATTTGGTTCGCTTGCTGTAAACCTTAGCTAGTCTATTTTGACTTTCGAAATATTCTCTTACTTTAAATACACTTGCTGACCTATTTTTTTCACTTCCATAACCAAGCATAGCTAGAAATTCTTCTGTTGATAATCCTATTCCCTCGTAAGTTGCTTTGTCCTTTTTGAATTCCGCAATCGTAAGTTCTATTAAATCTGCTAAAGCTGTTAACTCCATTTCTGAAATATCTTCACCACATGAACCAATTTCAGTTACTGCAAAAAGTGCATCGGGTGCAACAAATGCCCTTCCTTCTCTAATTTCTTGTCTTGTCGCTTGTCTTAATTTCATTTGAATCAATTCCTTTCTACATTTGATATAAGATTACTAACAACATCGTAACAGATAATGCGATAAGTGTCAAGCTTGGAATTGCTTTTAATAGAAGTTGTTTCATATTATCGTTTCCTTTCCGTTTTCGATTACTTTAATTCCGAGCGTTTTATTTTCTATAGTAGAAAGTGGTTTTTGTATATCTCCATTTTCCTCCATCATAGCTCGGTGTATTACGTGTAACGCCTGTTTTAATTCCGTTTTCGTTTGTGTGTCGCAGGTGCTTTTGTCTACTACATTATATAGAGCGTTCGAAGCTCTGTTTAATAGAATGTAATTGCTTGTTGCTGTCATTTTAACCAGCTCCTTTTAATTGATAAGCTAATCTTAGCACGCTTTTTTCTGTTTGTCTAGCTTTTTTGTGTTACAAGTTTGTTACAGAAAGAGGGAAATAGGATGACAAGAGTTTGACCAAAGCTGACTTTGACCTTTATTGATGTACCTGAAATCGACGTCTTTTTAGGTGTCTGCGGTAGCTTTTTGCTGGTGATTTCCCGGGTGCGGGGGCGTGCTGAGGGGCGAAAATTCCCCGGAGGTACTCGTAAATTTCACCCAAAAATTTCCCCTCCAAATTTATGTGTTCAAAGTAAAAATCCACCTAAAATAATTTGAGTTGACAGAACGGATTTGAACTTGAAAACAATTAAGTAGTCGAAGTAGAAAACGTATCTCAAATTTTTAAAGGCGGATTTTCTAATCAGATATAGTTAAACTGATTTTATAACTGTTTTTCCAATACAATTTACTGTTAATTTACAGAACGCTGGGAAAGTGTTCATCATTTTTAGCAGAAATTTGTATTCAAGTTTTGGCTAATGTTTGCGACAACATTCCCTTAACTTGTAAATTAATTTTAACACAGATTGTTGCAACTGTCAAATATTGCGGAAAACGTTCTGAAACAAGTGGTACCAATGGTTTTGAGTTTTCCCAGAAAAAAAATTTAAATAATCCCCAGAAAAAAATTAATTTTTTCAAAAAAAAGTTTTAAAATTATTTCAAAAATGACCCCCACTTATGTTTTGAATTTAACTTTGTAGGAAAAACTTTTAAAAATAGCTATCAAAAATAATTAAAATGTGCTATAATAAAATGATAAAGGTGGTGATAAAATGTTAGAAGGTTTTGTGGAATTTCTTCCAAATTATTTTATAAATAGAGAAGGTAAAGTTTTAAGTAATAAGTATAGCAAACTAAAAGAATTAAAAGGCACTAAACACCCACAAAAGTACCAGCAATTTGGTTTTATGGTTGAAGGTAAGCACGTAGCAATACAACTGCACCGTATACTAGCAATGGCTTTCATTCCAATTCCAGAAGAATTAAAAAATACTAAGAATTGCGTAGACCATATAGACGGAAATCCGGAAAATAATTCTTTAGATAATTTAAGATGGACTAACTACCAAGAAAACTTAGCAAAAGCAGGTAGAGAAGGACAACGTCCTATGTTATTCACCCATGAAGAGGCACGTTACATGCGTAAAGAATATTGGGAAGAGGGTATGTCCATAGAAGATGTAGCTAAAGAGTTTGGTGGTGGAACTGATAAAAATATCTACAATGGTGTCCAAAGTATTATTAAATACAAATCAATGCAGTATGTAGCAGACGAAGAGCCAGAGGATTAATCCCGCTGGCTTTTCTTTTTATCTTCTTCTAATTCAGAAATTCTTTTAAAAGTATCTGCTAAGGCATTAAAAAATTCCTCAGTATTCATTGACTGATTATAAATATTTTCCATAACAGTATCCGTAGAACTTCTTTCTAAAATATCCTCAGAAACTGCATGGCTTATAGCTCCATCTACTGTGTCATCCCAATCAACTTCGTAAGCAACCATTCCGGTCATTCCCTGTGTAACACCCATTATGGTTCCCTTAGAATTGTTATAACGATGCTGTACACGTTCAAACTTTTTAAACTTACTCATAAGGAATCACTATACAGCGTATATTCTTTTTGATGAAATGAAACTTCTAAATTTTCTTCTTTTCCGTAGCAAATAGATGCACTGACATCTCTGTACCAATTCATATCCAAATTAACAGTTACTAGGTCTTCGTCTATTGGCGAATAAAAATTAACTTTTAAAGTAACAAAAGGATATTTTTTATGGTCTATAAAAACTCTAGCTTCAAATATTCCTAAGGTAGTTTTGAAATTATCTTTATATTTTGTTGCGGGATGTAAGTCTACCCACAGATTATTAAGCTTGTTAAGAACTTCTTCACGAAGTTTTTCAGAAATTGCCAAAGATACAAACCTTTCTCTTGAAAATTCTTCCGAAAATCTTCTTCCAATTACATCCGCTTCTAGTAATCGTTTTTCTTCTTTAATTAAAAAATCTTTGATTGTGTTTTCTGCGGTACTAATTACTTCTTTCTTTACTCTTTTTCTACCTTTTCTAGTCTCCTTGGAATATTCTTTTAATTCCCTTTCTTTTATATCACTGAACTTTTCAAACTTATTCATGATACGTTATCCTCCTAGAAATCATTTGAAAAAGTTACTCCACAATATTCATTCTTCCCATAATGTATAAAGGTACAGGCACTTTCATCTTCTCTCACACTTATTCCAACCGTCACCACTTCCCCATCTATGGGAGATTTAAATGTTATTTTTAAGGCAACTTTATGATGTGTATTATGGTTAATCCAAGCCTTTACCTTGAATATTCCTCTTCGCATCTTTACTACGGCTGTATTAGGATAATTTTGGGAATGTTTGTGAAAATTTCCTGTGAATGGATTAAACATTTCAAATATATCAGCTCTGGATGTAGGTAATAACATATATCTTACATTTTGTTTAGATAATAACTCTCTACCTCTTCTGTCAATTGCTGAAAAGCTTTCTTCTCCGTGTGTAAGTAACTCCAATACTAATTTTTCTGCAATTTTCTTTCCTTCTTTACATCTTTCTTTCCTCAACTGCTTAGTGTGTTTATTCTTTTCTTTAATCAATATTTTTCTTGCTCTGGAAAATTTTTCCATAATTGCTTTCACCTCACCTCTTTATTTACCTATTAAACTAACTATAATAGCTAAAATAATAAGAAATAATATTACTAACATAACAAATACAATGATAGCAACCCAGATAATTATTGGAATAAACACTGTCCACCAGACAATATTAATAATACCAGTTAATTGAAGTATTAATAATACTAGGAAAGCAATTCCGCATACTGCACTTAATCTCATACTTATTCACTCTCCTATTAGTTTAATATCCCACGGGCTCATCCAAACAGTTCCAAAACTATTGTTATCAAATTTAACTTTATAAATTAGTATGCCTTCCATAAGTGTCCAGTCGATAATTGTTACTTTTTCATAATTATTGGTTTCCTCCACTCGGCTTCCATTTGCATAGGGATGTTCTGCTGACATATTGCTGAATACCTCCTCTTTATTGTTAACCCAATCTAAAATATCTTCCAAAGTATTAATACTAATCAACCCCCCCATCTCTATTTAAGTATAACACAAGCCACTGAAATATTCAATGGCTAAGTGCTTTTATAGTTTATTTTGTTTTACTGGATAAAAACCAAGTTCATTCTCCGCATTCAATTGATTAAACCGCTCCTCAGAAATCTGCACATATGAAGTATCTTTTGTAGTTAAGAATCTATTAAGTTTACTAAGTCTAACCTCTTTTTCTTCTCCACCGTCTACTTCTAATGAAGTATATACTGCTTTTCCCTCTGCCCCATTAGTAGGAATAAAATTTATAAATAAGCGTAGTAGACTTCCTTGTTTAATTCCGTCAAAATCTTTAGAAGTAGTTGGCTTAGCATCATTATATTCACATAATAGATACGCATATACTCCTGAACTATTACTCATATAAATCATACCCTTCTGCCATTGCACGAATAACTTCCTCAGTAACTACACCTGAAACACGTGCCACTTCTTCTGACTCTTCATTATAAAGCACAATAGTTGGCACTGATTTAATTCCTTCTGAAATCAAAACAGCTTCGTCTTCCTCCACAGTAGCAATATTATAATGGAATCCTGTAGCATCTAGTTGTGGTTGTACTAACTTACATACACCACAGTTTTCTAATTTTTTATAAAATACAATATAACCTTTTGCCATTAATTTTTCCCCATTTCTTTTTCTAATAATTCCATTAATATTTTAATGGTTAAATCTGTTAATTCTTTATCATTATTTTGTAAATCATCTAAGGAAGCCTTTCCTTTGAAGTAGTTTCTGATATTCATATTAATAACCTGTTCCTGTTCTTCCATAAATACTTCTTTGAATTCTATATTAATCCTACTCAATGTATCCATTTCATTTTCATTTTCCACGAAAACGGAATACCAATAAATACCGTCATTATCTAAGTGGTATTTTTCTAATTCTTTTGGAGAAAAAGCTATACCTATTTCGTTATTAAATTCTTTTCCATAGTCACGGAGTTTATGGAAATCTTTAAATCTCCAGATTAACCGTGCTCCCTGTTTGTTTAAAGTAAGGATTTCTCTTTCTTCATCGTATCTAAGTAATACAAAATAGTGCTTACTTCCATCCAAATCTGCAAACTTAGTCATCTAATCCCCTCGGTTTCTTTGTGTATTTACTAGCAGGCTCATATGGGTTATTCTCTTTTGTAATAGTCATTCCTAAGTATTTACCTCTAGTTGGTTTGTATGTTCCTCCTTTCTCTAATACCCATGTTCTTAGAGAAGTTTTAGGAACTCCCCACAAATCTGCAACTGCATCATGTGTTTTCTTTGCTTTTAAATCTCTATAATAATTTGAAAGAGTGTAATTAGTAAGAGAAGTACATGATAATTTTCTATCATAACCTTTACCTATTTCTTCCAGCTCTGCAAGCTCTTTACCTAGCTCCATAACATCTTTACACCAGTCGAGCTCTTCCTGCCACACGTCATTATAATCATTAATCTCTGGATGTTGGTCTAAAATGTCATGAAGGGCAATTCTTAATTCTTTAGCTCTCTCCCTATTTTTCATTATCTAACAATCCCTTTCCAAAAACAATACCAACACGGTTCTTCTCTAGCATAGTATATACGTCTGATGGCACAGCATAATCATACTCGATGATATTCATAACTAATTCTTTATCTTCCAGTTTGTTTGTAATATCTTCCTCCAGCATATTTGTATACTTATAAAGTCCTCTGCGTGCCTTACCTTTCTTTTCCCTGTCTTCTCTTTGCTTAACACGACAAGACACGTACTCATGTATTAACTCAGATTCTTCATTTGTCAACATATAAGCAATCTCTTCATCCATATTAAACTTCACTACCGCTTCTTTACTCGTAATCTTTGTGGGAATTTCTACCCCATCCAACACAGCTTCTATAAATAGTCTAGCTGTTTTCTGTTCTGACTTATAACGAATGCGGGGAATGTTTGCTTTTATTGTGGCAATATTATTTAAAATCTTTTTCAAAATATCTGAATCACTGCTCATATCTTACCTCCTTAACTTTATAATAAAATTATATCATACTATTTTTAATCTGTCAACAAAAAAGAGAGCATAAGCTCCCCTTAATCTGCTGTTACATTTCTAGTGGTTTCAGCGTTGTTTACATTGTTGTTAATAGTTGCAATTACTGATTTCTTCATGTCAATAGCCCACTGAATAGCTTCTAGTACCTCTGCCTTTTCTTTTTTCTTAGATAAACGTTTGTAAGAAGCTTCCAATACTTTAATATCCTTTACTAACCCCTCGATAAAGTCAATCTGGTTTTGTGTTTCCTCATTAATTTCTTTCACGGTTCTTTCTCCCATCTATGATTAATTTTTTAACCCACTTAATTTGGTTTTCTGCTAATTCTTGTTTTGTTTTTGCTAGTTGTTCTTCTGCTTCAAAGAATTTTTTCTTCATTCTATCCTCTAGTAAATCTATTTCCTCTAAAGCTTCTTCACAATCCTTTGCTAGTTTTTCTGGGTAATCTAAATCGTAGCAAACTTTAACAATTACTGCCTGCTCACTCACTCTTTTTAGAAACTCTACATAATCTGGCAATAAATGACCATATTTATCTTTGTTGCAATATATTACCTTTGCAAAACTATCATATTTATAAGGAGCCTTTCTTAATTCTTCGTCTACTCCGTATCTAATTTCTTTCTCTTCTTCTATCATTTTAGTTATTTTCGTTACTTCTCGTTTTGCTTTTCTCCAAATAATCTTAGTCTTAAAGGTATCTCCAAAAACCATTCCATCTAAATATCTTTCTTTAACTAGCAATAACCATATTAATAAATAACTCACAGCCATTGAAAACAAAATAACACAGATTTTTAATCCTTCATAGGTGGTGTATTTTCCGTCATTGTCTGTTGTTACCAGTGTCCATAATGTTGTAAAAATGAAAAACCCTGCTAATGCTATTAATGTCCAAAATTCTATTTTAACAATGTGATTAATATATCTTTTAAGGTCTTTACCCAAACGCTTGAAAGGAAGACAGGCACCAGTATAGCCCTCCAATATAGTTTGTATAGCGTAATCATATAACATCCTATCTATCTTCTTATTCATCATAAAACCCCCCTCGTAATATATTTATTATACCACGAGAAAGGCGTGCTGTCAAATGATTAATTAATAATTTTTGTATCAAATTCCCAGTCATAAACGTTCTCACGTAGTGATAATAATCTACCTCTTACGGTATTAATTGCCATATTAGAAGCCACATGAGAATCATTTCCAGACTGTGTCACAGGAATAATAACTACATCTTCTCGGAATGTGCTCATGTTTGGTGTTTTGAATCTTACCAAAACATGGAATTCTGTCCTAACCAATTTTCTCAACTTCCATCTCTTGAACATTGATTAAAAGTTTACCACTTGCAAATAGTTGTAAACGTCTGCGTAAGCTCTCTTGGAATATTAAGAATTCCCCTAAATTCATTTCTTCCACGGAACTAAGAGAACTAAATTCAAAATCCATAGAGAATCTACCTCCATCAATTCCATTCTTACAAATACGAAGATAATCTACTACTACATTAGCGTTGTATTTAATCATAGTTTATTTGTCCCCTTCTAATAAGTTTTTTAATAGTTGCATAATATCTCCGGATAAATCTTCTTCCTCTTCATCTTCATCTTCTTCAATTGTTACCCCATTGATTTCTTCTGACCACTGGCTATGAATTTCTTTTGCAATACTATCTCCATATTCATCCCCATACTCTGATTTAAAATCTTTTCCGGATATTAAAATATTCATAATTCCTTGCACAAGTCCTTCAACGGTAGCTCCCGCAACCATTAAAAATGTCTTATCAGTATCTTTCATCTCATCAGGTTCTGGGAAATGTTGCATAGCTAAATCTACTAATCGTTCTCCAAAAGAGTTTCTATAAGCTAATACAAATTCCATTAATTCATTTGATTTAATATTTCTACTATCTGTTTTGGAAGCCATTTCTTTTAATAGCTTAGTTATTTCATCAAACGCTGTGGCACCATTTTCGTTATCTTGACCTTTTGCCAAATCCCCTTCTTTAACTTGGAATTCTTCGTGTACATTTCCTTTATAGATAATAGAGGCATCGCTATCATTTAATAATCCTTGTGAATTATTAATTAAATCGTCTAAGTCTGACTCGTAATTTTCAGCATCTTCTTGAATATATTCATTTAACTTATCCCAATCTTTATCTACTGATTTCTTATTAAAATTATCTAACGGATTAAATTTAGTCATTTATTTCTCCTCCAAAATTAAGTTTAAATTGCTCTGTTGCTAGTGCGGAATTTACTCTAGCTAATACGGCACTTCTGGCTAAGCTGGTTGCTTCCTCGTCTGCGTCTTTTGTGATAGCAGATAAGGCGTGCTCCAAAAGGATAATCGCTGCATAAATCTCTGCTGCGGTATCTCCACTTGCTGAGAAGCTAGAAATCCCCAGCATTCCCTCTAAATCGATTTCCACATCAATACTTCCACTAAAACTACTTTCTTCCATTTAATTCTCCTCCTTCTGTAAGAAAAATTTATCATAAATTTCTTCATCTGTCAAGTCTTTTATTGAATAATAATTAAGGACGTGTTGGAAGTTTTCCTCTGGCATAGCAATTTCTACAGCTTCTCTTGTTTCAGAATTACTTTCAAGAGTACGTCCATATCCCCATCCAAAACTACTAGCTGCCGGTATTCTACTAATCTGTAATTCTAGTAAAGTAAATAACAGTCTTCGATACGTACCTACGTTAGTTAAAGGAAAATAAAGCCGAGAGGTGTTAAAACTATCTTCAAAATCTTTAATAGTGAAAGCTACTACAGAAGCAATATCATCTGACTCGGATGCTTTTCCTACTACAATGCGTAATCTGTATTTATATGACAATGCCACAATTATTTTAAACACTTTCAACATATAATCATTTAAAGACTGTGCGGAAATGTCCGCTAATGCGTTAATCCCTACATAAATACTAATGGCAGGAACCTCTTTCATCCCTCTACGGCGGAATTGTCGTGGATGTCCAATAAGAGAACGTGGAACTGATAGAGAAGAGCCTGTAACGCTCCACTCCATAGAACCTTTCTCAAGAATTTGCTGGAACCTAGTTAGCTCTCTTTGGATGGAAGCTTGTTCACTCTCTTCGATGTAGTTAGAGTGGAACCGTTCCTTGTAGGTACTGGCACCTATTCCTCCATCTCTCCAATCGTCATCCTCTTCCATATTCTTGCTGTAATTAAAATCACTTTGTTTCTTTTGTAAATCTTTAAAAATATTTTCGTAGTCATTTCCTACATATTTAGTTAATAAAATACTATCCCAATTGCCCTCTTTTGTTATTGGATTAACTATCTCTCTATGGCTGAAATTATTTTCAACAACATCTAGCACAAACTTTCCTTTCTCTTCTGCCATCCTTACACCTCTTAAACTTTATTTTTTATTGTCTTGAGAAGTCACCCAATCTCTAAAATTGTTCCACACTTCATTTCCTGCTAAAGAACTAGCGTGTTTACTTTCCAATCCTTTTCGAATAGAAGACACATCAGCCCACGCTAGTGCTTTAAACAGAACATTTTCAAATACGAAGCCTTCTCCAAAGCCTTCTAGTTTTTTGTACTGGCTCATAGCACGGTAAGAGATAACGTGGTTAATCATGTTGGCTTCGATTACTTCACGGCAACGGTGAATAAACTGGATTAAATCATTATCACGGTTAGAGATAATCAATTCTAATTTCTTGTCATAATCAACATGAATAGGAACAAAACGGTCAAGTGTCGCAGCATCAATCTTGTTACGACCTGTGTAGTTCATGTCTCCCCCTTTACCAAGCGTGTTACCTGCCACAATTACTTTAAAGTCTTCATGTGCATATACTGTTTCGTCTCCGCCGTCTGCACTAGAAGGGAAGGTCATAAAATTGTTTGCAAGAACAGTATTAATTACGATAAGGGCTTCTGGTGAACTGGCATCGATTTCATCAATAAATAATAACCCACCATTCTTCATCGCTTTATACAAGTTTGTTGCTTGGTATTTACCCGTTCCATCACGGAATCCAATAAGCTGTGTGAACTCGTCTGTAACCTTCTGCATTGGATAGAAGTCTAAACCAAGTTTAGTAGATACGTTTTGTGCAATAGTTGTTTTACCTGTACCTGCTTGACCATGTAACCAGCAGTGCAAACCTGCCTGTGTCATAGCAGAGATACGTCCTGTTTCACAATGTTCATCTACTCCTGCACTATATGCTTCTGTGCTGACATAGTAGGTGTCATAGTTTTGCTCACGTAAGAAGTTTAAAGCAGGTGATTCGAATTCTACTTTTTCTAAAGCATCCTCCAAAATATCGAAAGCCTTTTCTTTAACAGTGCTTTCTAATTCTCCAAACATGTTGCTTTTTAGTTCCTCGAATTGCTCCTCAAATGTTTTTACTTTAGAATTTTCAGTCATATTTTTAATCTCCTCTTCCTCTTAATTAGTATCAGTATTTTTATCTTCATATTTAGGACTTAGAATCTTTACTGTTGTGGAGCGTAAACGTCTGTTATTTAATTCCAAACGTAGTAGCGAATCTGAGAGTTCTTCTAAGGCTTGTGCCCGTTTTTCCTGTGGCAATGTTCCATCTTCAATTTCTTTTAAATGGACTAAAGCTCGTTTTGCTTGATTTAGGTGTGTGAAATTTTTATTGGTTAATTCATTTACTGTTGTGTACACGTGAACTAAATCATAATCACTTGGTCTTTCTGGCATATTCTCACCTCCTGTATTACTACTATACCACAAAATAAAAACCCTGTCAACAATAAAGTGACAAGGTTTAAAAATTATATTGATTCCGCACTATCCCAATCAATTTCTTCTGGGTTAATTGGTGCATTTGGGTCTGGTTCATCTGGTATAATAAAGAATACATAAGCACCATAAGGCTGTCTAAACTCTACGGATAGAACCTGTGCACCATCGTCTTCTAATTGATTAGTGGCATAAGTCAATTGCTTTGCGAGTTCGTCTCTATCGCCATCTAAATATACAACACCACGTTTATATCCTTTACTATTCATAGAAGATGTGCGTTGCCAATTGTTTTCCATCCACATATAAGTGGTTTGGTGATTGGCTATCTTTCTTTTTCATTTCAAAAATCTGTCGTTTGTATTCTGTAATTTCTGCATTTAATTTCTCTTCATGCTTTGCAGAAGTTTCTAGTTCATCCAATAGACTTTTGTTCTCTTTCTCTAAATCTTCCACAAGCATCTTGTAGTACTGTTTTGATGGCATTAGCCCACCTTCTTTCTAGTACCAACCGTGAATAATATGGAATTCTTTAGCTTTCTCCCAAGTTCCGTATCGTTGTGCCACATAGGCATCTGCTGCACGTTCTTGGTTAGCAGGCGAATAGTCACCCTTCAAGTTCCATTCCTCTAGTTGGTATCTTCCAATATATTTACCAGTTGCGGAACGGCAATTATAGTCTCCTCGTGATTCCACATAGGCGATATATTCCTTAGCAGATAGTCCACTCTGCGTTCCTTCTGGAATAATTCCTTTTCCTGTGCTTGATTGCGATGTCTCTTGCTTGGCTGGCTCTTGAGATTTCTCTTGGTTAGGAGAAGCTTGTTCTTGCTGTTCTTGTTCTTGTTGAGCTTGTTCCTCTGCTTGTTTTGCTTTCAAAGCCTGTTGGGCTTCTTCTGCTTCACGTTGCTTTTTAAGAGCTAATTTACGAGCTGCTTCCGCTTTTGCTTTAAGTTCTTTTTGGTGTTTTTCGTAAATTTGTTTTGCCTGTTCCAACGATTTTTCTTGCTTAGTTGGTACAGATGCGAACAATTTGTCAATATTGTCTGATGCTTCATTCTGCTTCTTAAGCTCATTCAAGTGCTTAGGAAGATTTTCCACAGCAGTTAACGCACTCTTCTCTTGGACTGGTTCTTGCACTGGCTTCACTGGGGCAACCGTTAGACTAATTGCCATAGCTAATGTTAGTAGCATGTATTTCCTCCATTTGATTCGTGTATTTAGTCACAATTTGTGCCTATGACTATGATACAGATTATAGCACGTTTTGTCGCATCTGTCAACAATTAATTTAAATTTAATCTTTCTTCCACTCTTGTTCGCAGTATTTGACCGCGTGTTTTGTATGGCTTATCTAAGAAATTTGTCTTTGGAATCTTACGTAAACCATTGTTATCTACTTCTAAAATGAAGCCAGAAAGTAATAAGTATAATCTGTTTGGGATACTGATTGCATCGAATTCTTGGTAAAATTCCTCGCATATTCCTTCAACTATTTTTCCTCGTAATATAGCTTGTTGCAAGATAACTTCTTCATCATCTGGTACGGGGAAAATTAGTCTAGGATTATTTTCGTTATGTGCAATTAATTCATCTATAGTATCCCAGTAAAAATTTTCTAGGCGACTGTGATAATGCTCTTGTCTAGTCTTCTTACTAAAATGTCCATAACCCTTTTTCTCCGTCTCTGAGTTCATTTTTAAATGTTTCACTTCCTTGTAGTATTTCTATAGCTTTATCAAGATGTCTGTACGCTGTTGCTCTATTTATTCCAAGTATATTAGCTGATTCTGCTGGTGTATATTCATAGACAAAAGTTAGGATAGCTATATCTTGCAACTTCTCTGGCATATTAACTGTCTTAAAAGCATCCTCCAAAATATTAATTAATTGGTTTTGGATACTTCCATTAATACGAGTACTTGCTTTTTCATAGTCTGAAAATAATCTTGGTGCATTGTCTATCATCATTACTAACTTTTTAGGAAAGTAATCTGTTTCACGTGTTTCTAGGAAACTCATCTTTTTTCCAACTCTCAAGTAAATCCAGTATTTGGTCGTATACTTCCGTGTAAGAACGTCCGTTATTTGTAATAACAGCATCTATTGGAATGTCTTTTCCATCAAATACTACATCTAATTCATTATTTATTTCTAGGTCTTCACCTAAATGTTCTGCACGTTTTAAGGCTACATCATCATCACAAACAACTTGAATAATTAACATGCCACCTCGTATACAGAAATCTAATTCGTTCTCTTGTCTTACGTCATCTATGACAACACCTACAGAGCCGACGGGCATTTGGGCTGATAACTTCTTAACCCAAACGTCCTCGTCAATCTCTCTCATGGCTTGTCCGTACTTTATGTATTCATCTCGTGGCTTCGGTGACCGTGGAATATCTGGGAATGTTCTATGGAATTCATCTTTCATTGCTTTGCCAAATCCCATGTGGTGATTACCAGTATAGCTTGCAATAAACTCTGCAATAGTTGACTTACCTGTTCGTGATTTTCCTATAATTGCAATACTTGGATATTTCATATTATTCAGTCCTTGTAGACAATGAACGTAGTTCTTCAATATCCTTTAAGAACGTTAACGCTACGGCAATAGCATCTGTTTCATCGTCTGAGTATTCTAGCGGATTGTCCATATGTATCCAGCGAGGTAAGGCATCCGCTACTTGTTGCTTAGAGGAATTTCCGTTCCCTGTCACTGCTTTCTTAACTGCTTTTGGCATGTAGACATTCATTTTCTTTTCTCCGTTGCGGAACTCATAGTACAAATGGTCTAGCACCCCATAAAATTTATAGAGAATCTTAGTTGCTCTGTTTCCGTGTACAAACCCACCCTCACGAACAATAATATCCGGTTGGAATTCTTCCCAAATGGCTAACATGGCTTTCTCAAATACATCTAATCTTCTGCCAATATCCCAAGTTGAGTGGGTAATGATGATACGTGTTTCAATTAGATTACAGTTACCGTAAGCATCACGCTCTACAATAGCTACTCCCGTTTTAACACTTGATAAATCAATTCCTACAATAATCATCTAGCTCTCTCCCTTATTTCTTTAATCCATCTATAAGCTTCCTTACATCCACTCTGCATCCATTTAGGCATAGTAGCTACTTGGCTGTTATATAAATCAATGGAAGCTTTTAACTGTTCATTCGTCAATAACAAAGCTGTATGAAGTTTAAATGGAGAGAACGTCCACGCTGTTACATCAAATACTGGTAGTTCTTTTGCATTAGCCAATCTAACAGCTTCTGCTAAGTGTGCTTCCACATCGTCTTTCATTTCTTGAGTTACATGAATTCCAAAACATCTCATAGGTGGTGTTTTAATAAGCTCTTGTTCATCCATGTTCCAAGATTGTTTACTTGCGTTCTGGTACATAATTATGTAGTAATCTAAATCGTGCATAAGTGAGTATGATGTAACCTGCTTAACGTGTTTAGGGTCTGGCTCTCTCATGGAGTATAAGGACGTTTTAGCTGCTGTTCCTTGTTTAGACTTTACTTCCAGTCCAACACGAATCTTTCGCCCTGTGGACGTTGTGTACACCATGACACCATCTACTGAGCCACTAATAGAGAAATCTTGTCCATTATGACTAAAATATGCTACATCTGTGGAGAAATCTTCAAAGAACGGAAACTGTTTTCCATCAATTTCTTTGCGGTCAAAACCAAATTTAGGTTTCTCTCCAACAATACTTTCATAATGTTTTTCTTGTAGTAATAAATTCTTTTGAACCATATCCCCAATTACGGTTCCAATATCTTGCCACTGACCGTGATGCCACATCTTCACTGCTTTATCATAAGGTGCTTTTGTCAATCTCATAACGTGATTCCATAAGCTATCTCCTGTTGAGCTTGCTCTAAATGTTGGAATGCCTTGTGCTGGTTGAGGTACTTTAAACGTAGGTGAAGTTGCATAGGCATAAGAACTATATATGTAATGGTCTACTGCTTTATCTTCACGTCCGCCAGCTCCCCAGAAATTCTTGAACTGTTGCTCAAGTTCTTGTGCCATCTTTTCAGCACGCTGTTGTTCATTAGACACTTATTTTTTCCCTCCCAAATCCCATTTTTCGCTAACGACAATACCTGCATAGTAAACAATTGCTGTTAATGAGCTGGTAGGTGACATAGGTTCCGCAACTTCAAAGGTAAAGCCGTGCACGGAAGGGCGTTTTTTGTTAATTACTTTTGAAATACTTCTGCGAGGGATGCCAGTTACTTCATGTGCTTTCGTAACACTTTCAAACCAAGCAATTGCTTCTCCATCCTTAAACATTTCTATAGGACGTTTTCCTCGAATTGCTGTGGCATCTTTGTTATGTCTGTAATATTCCTTCATGTTGTGTGAGCTATCACACCACTGTAGATTAAGTAAATTGTTATTTGTTTTGTCGTGGTCTATATGATTAAGTATAGCATAGTTTACCGGATTATGCAATAGTGTTTCACCAATAATTCTGTGAACAAATACTCTTTTTCCTTTAATAGATACTTGCATGTATCCTTCAATATTAGCAGTCTGTTCCAAGGGAACTAATTTAGTGTTGTTTTGAAAGTCCTGTTCCTCTTTAAAGATTGTTCCATTACTGCTGGCTACGTATCCAGTTAGGACTTCGCCATTAAGTACTGCCGTTTTAATAATATCTGTTACCATTTTATTACTCCTCATATGTACGTCAAAAGGAGAGAAAGCTCTCTCCATATTGACTTTATTTGTCGAACCATTCTTCGACTGAAACTAAACCATCTTCTTTGACAATGTTATCATATTTTCCATACTTCTCACACCAACGTTTACCAATTGCCATATCAGTTTTAGCTGGAACAGAGAACTTAACTGTTTCAATCATAACGGAACGAATCATTTCTACTTCTTCTCTAGTAATATCCTCTGGAACGTAGAACAATAATTCATCATGTACCTGTGAAGATATTTCAAACTTTCGACCGGGTGTTGATAATTTTTTCATTAGTTTAGATTGTGCTATCATAACTTCTTTTGTCTGAGTAGCTGCTCCACCTTGTACTTTGGCATTAGTAATTTGGCGAATCTGTCCACGGAATTCCCAGTCAAAAGCACGTGTTGTTTTCTTACTCATTTCTCTGTCGAAATCTTTACCAATGGCTTTAGGGAATCGTCTACGTCTTCCTCGCCAATCTTCAATGTAGCCCCGCTGTGTTACTTCACGAGCGTTATTATCTATCCAATTCTTAACGGAAGGGAACTTAGCATAGAAGTTATCCATGATTGATTCTGCTTCTTTAAAATCTACTCCAAGACTATTGGCTAAAGCTTTAGGAGACATGCCATAAAGGATAGCAAGTACAACCGTTTTAATACGTTTACGATACACTGTGCCATCTCCACATTTATTAAGTGGTACGTCAAATGTTTCTGATGCAACCTCACTATATAAGTCACGTCCTTCTCTGTAGAAGGCTAATAGTTTAGGGTCTTGCGAATAATGTGCTAGTAGTCTGGGCTCTTGTTGTAGTTCCTTAGACCTACTAGACCTTTCGAGCTCGTTACACTCTTCCCAGTTTTCACTAGGACTGGACTAACTCTTGCCGCCATGTGGTTAGCGACCGTGGTGTTTCCACCCCCACTTGGGGGCGTACTTCCTCTCGGAATAGTCTCTACACTCGGGTTTATTACTTTAATATTTCCAAATGAATCCTGCATAACTGGTAGTTAAACCTCTTGCCGCCCTACTTATTTGGTTATTATCTAAACCAGTCATATTAGAGGCATCAGTAGGTGACTTAAATTCACCAATCAGTTCTCCTTCCTTAGTATACTGAAACACTTTTCTAACTTTAACTCTTCCTTTATGTGTTCCCCTATTGACAGCATTTATTTGGTTGTTTTTGTTGTCTACCCATTCCAAATTTTCTACACGGTTATCACTTCTATCTCCATTAATGTGATTTACTTGAGGCAAGTTATTTGGATTAGGAATGTAAGTTTCTGCAATTATACGGTGTACTCTGTACAATTTTCTAGGAATATCTCTTTGTAATCTAACTCTAACATAACCGTCGAACAATGGTGACAACGTGCTCTTAACCCATTCATTAGTCTTACTTAGGTAGTAGACATTTCCGTCTGTATCTGCCTTGTAAAACTTGCTTGGTAATCCGTCTGCAACTATATTTTTCACATGTTTTCCTCCTCTCTTATTATTTTTTTGTTACCACATATTAACCCTAGCACGGGATTGGCATAGGCTACGCCCTTAGCTTTCCCCGTTTTAGCCACGTTTTTATTCAGCCAACATTAACTGAAATCGGCAGATAGTATTAACTGCCCTTGCGGTGCTATAAACATCTTACGAGCTTCTGGTGGGATATTCTGGAAGTTAGGTTCCTTAGAGCTATATCTACCAGTCTTTGTTCCATTCTGTTTAAACTGTGCATGGATACGTCCGTCTGGTGAAACCTTGTCACTAGCTTTCTTAACAAATCCGTCTAGCAGTTTGGATACTTTGCGATATTCTATGAGAATCTTGATAGCTGGGTGACGGTTTTCTAGTTGTTCTAATACTTCTTTGCCAGTGCTTCGTTTATTTCTTTCTTTGAAGCTAACGTAATCACCTAATTTAAACTTATCATATATTACTTCTCCAAGTTGTTGAGGAGAATTATAGTTGATACTTCCAAACCAGCCATCTAGTTCATCTTTAAGACGTGCTGATTCTTGTTCAAGGAAGGCTTTCTGGCTCTCTACTTCCATTAAATCAAGTTGGAAACCAACACGTTCCATGTCATTTGTAACACTGATAACAGGCTGTTCAACTTCCTCATATAACGTTTTAACTCCAGCGAAGGTTGGCTTACTCATGTAATTCATTAAGAATTTATAAAGTCTAAGTGTTAAATGAGTATCCTTTGCTGCATATACGGAAGCATATTGGATAGGAACATATCTAAAGTCTTTCGCATCTTTGAATAGCGTGTCAAACGTATCTGATTCAGCTCCAAGATATTTAGGTGCCAAATCTTTCAGACGATAGCTTACTAAGTTTTCATCCATCAAGTGCATAATAACAGCAGTGTCATGGATGCGACCTTTAATTTCTATGTCGTTTGAATACAGTATGTCTCGGTCAAAGCTTGCGTTATGGAAAACTAAGTCTGTATCTTCTCTTCCAACTAATTCAGCTAAGGCACTCATTGCGGAAATGTTTCCATCATCATGATAGTTAGTGCCATCCATGTGCAGAAGTGGTACATAATAGTGTTTGTCTGCCTTGTCCAAAGATACTGAGTATCCAACTGTTTCGTCTCTATAAACATCTAATCCAGTTGTTTCCGTATCTATCGCCATTAGAGTTTCTTTACCCGCCAGCTTTAACATCTCTAACATTTCAGCTGAGGTTGTAATCGTGTAGTAATTATCTGGCTTAGTTCTTAGAAGTTCTTCTAGTTTTTCTTGTCGTTGTTCTGCTTCCACCTTCGTATATAATCGTAAGGCTTCTGCTTTGGTGAACTTCTTAGGTTTCTTTCCTACTTGAGGCTCTCGGAATAATTTTCCTTCGTCCATCCGTTGTTTAACAATACGTAACTTCTCTTTGGCTGATTCAGAATTTTTCATTTCTGCAATAGCTTTCCAAGCATCTTCCAAAGGTTCTATCTCGTAGGTTTCTTTGATACGTTCTTTTACCTCTGCTACTTCCTTTGGAATTCGTGGTGTAGGTGCCTTAATCTTATCTAAATTCAAGGCTTTTAAAACAGTGTTTTCAAACTTACCTTGGGATTTTACCACATCGCATATCCCCCTTCTTATATTTGTCTATGAATTTTTGAAGTCCCTTCGTAGTTGTGTTTAAACTTTTGGCGACTTCTTCCACAGAACATCCCGCACTGATACTTAATAAGGCATTCCAAATATCGTTAGGAAATTCTTCGTCATCTTCAATATCGTACGGGTATGTATCCAGCATATCTCGTAATGTTTCTTCAAGTATATGTTCTGGCGTTCTTTCTTTATTTGTACTAAGTATTCTATAATTGGTTGTGTGCTTTATCAAATCACGTATATCTTCTGTTTTTAAATCTGGAAACTTCTTAATCGTCTCTTCCATTTCCGTGTATAAATTAGCTCTCAAAGTAGTTACTTCGGCTTCCGTTATGTGGAAGCCTTGTCTAGCCTGTTCAGTAACTACGAGTATGAGGGCATAAATCTGTTCCATTTTTACCATGTACTCTCACCTATTTCATTAAGTATTCTTTTCCATTTTGCATCTGTTTCAAGACTTCGGAAGCTAGGAAATCCATCATAGGCATTTAAATAATCATTAAAATCTTTTATTTCATCTGGAAACACTACCATAAATCTATCAATCATGTACCCTTCGAAACTTTTGTACATCGCTTTATTAAATTCTCTTCCCTTTTTATCATTGTCTCCTGCAAAGAATAGGCGTTTAATTCCTAATGATAAAATAGAATCCCGTTGTACCTTAGTTAATCGGGAAGTTCCTACGGCTACCGCACAGTATCCAATAGCACGAACGGACATAGCATCAATTTCACTCTCCACAATTATTAGTGTAGAAGGCTTCTGCTGTAGTGCTTGTGGTAATCCAAATAAATTATTCTTTGTAATACCTACTTCTTTGTGTAACGTTTCAAATCCCTTTTTATCCGTATAACGTATCTTACAAGCAATCAAATCATTCTTTCGGTCATACCATGGAATATAGACTTTGCGGTCTTCTTCGCTAGTTCCATACATCTCTTGAATTTCTTTGTTAATCCCGCGTGATTCCAAATAGGGGCTAAACACTTGTGATGGAATTGTTAGAGGCGTGACTTCCTTGCTCCAAAGTTTTCCCTGTAGTTTAGGAACGCCACTTTTGAGTCCGTAAGTTTCAACTAGATAATCTGCTACTTCATCATAACTCATATCTCGCAGTCGTGAAAGTAATGAAATTATGTTTCCTGTTTCACCACTACCACTGTCTCCCCAAGTTCCTCCTCCATCTGACCCTGTGAAGTTTACAAGGTTAACAAAGAATGACGGGTGAGAATCTGCTCTAAAAGGTGAGTTGCATATTAACTTTTCTTCTGACCATCTAGCGTTTGTCCATTCGTGCTCTTGTAGTTCTGACACGATGTCCACATTGATTCTATTTCCACGTATCTTTATTAACGTCACTGTAAACACTCCTTTTCTCTATCTATTATAACATAAACAAAGTGTGAAGTCAAGTTAACCACACACTTTATTTTTATTAGATGAATAAATCTTTATTTGCGGATGGTTCGATTTCGTGAATCAATCCATAACTAGGTAGCCATACTCCTGTTAGTTCAACGTTTTCTCCACCAGTACGACCTTTAACAATCTCTACAATGAAGTTCTTATCCATAGAATCGAATGCAATAACAACGGCACAGTCTTCCAAAAGAGAAGACGTTTTCTTCACTTGGTCACGAGTTGGGGCAAGAAGTTCCCGCTCGTCTTTTGATATTTTAAGTTCTTCTGCTTGGGTGATTAAGTGCATAACGATGTTGTGCTTCGCAGCAATTTTACGAACTCGTTTAGAAGTTTCTGCTGCGGCTCCTCCAGCTGTTCTTGATGAGTTGTTTTCATATTCCAAAAGATAGAAAGCATCAATTAGAACTACATCTGCATTAGTGTTTACAATGTCGTCTTCTAGTTGGTCACAATTCCAACTATCAAAACCTGGCTCGTTGGCTGAACGTACAATAATACGTCCCATAACTTTGCTCATAATATCTGCCATAGCTTCTGCGAAATCTTCTTCATCTGGAATAGATAGTTTACCATTCATTAAAGCCTTAACACTATATCCTGCTAAGTATTCTTCAATACCAAGCTTAACACTATTCTTCTTATACATCGCTGTGATAATAGAATAAGCACGTGTGAAGTATTCATACTTAGACATTTCCAGATTATAGATAAGAACTGTGGCACCTTCGATAGCTGATTTAATAGCTTCTTGAAGTGTTATTAAAGATTTACCACGTCCCGAACGTCCAAACCATAGAATACAGTTACCAGAATTATATCCGCCAACCTCTTTATTAATCGTAGGGAAAGATGAATCCCAAGTTTTACGTCCAACACCTGTTTGGATATTGCGGTACTCTTCTTGGAACCAATCAAAGTCATTAATAATATCTGCTCCCACGTTAGCAGGCATGGCATTATTATTTTGCATTTGTTTAGCACGGTCATTAACAAATTCCCAGAAGTCATCTACTGAGTTATAGCTATCGAAACTCGTTAGAACCTCATCATTAATAAAGTTTACTGTTTCTACGGCTAAATTATAGTTCTTTGTTTCACGTGCCATATATTCGAACGTTGCATCAATAGCAGGCATATAGCCAAACTCTGGATACTTAGTCACAACGGTTTCTGCATCAGGGCATTTACCATATCTATCATGATATTGTTTAATGAATAGATAAGTTTCTTTTTCTGTTTGAGTTAGAAAATCTTTTTCTTTGATTCCAAATTCAGCTAAGGGACGGATGTTGTCATCCTCAATGATACGGCTTAGGAATTGTGTTCCATAATAAATAGCCATCTAGTTCACTCCCTTACGTTTGGATTTACCCTTGAACTCCACTACGAATGTGTTATGACGAATTCTATCCCACAAACGTGTGTCTAAGGACATTGCCATCTTTTGCATTTCTAAGTTGGATGTATAAATAGTGATACGTCTGCTGGTTACTCGTGAGTTTATTAAATCGTGAATGTCCCCACGCAATCCTTCTGTTACAGAACGTACTCCAATATCATCTATCACAAGAATCTTTGCTTCTTTTGCTTTGTTTAATCGGCGATAAAATTCTGTGGAAGCTTCCGAAGCCATCTCTGTACTGCTTGAAGCCATCCGGTTAAACTGATTGTAAAGTGCTTGTAATTCGTTCATGTCTACATAATATGCGAAGTTTCTAGTTAGTTTCTTTCCGTGTTTATTAGCGTAATACCAACCATCAAATACAAGCTGATTAAGTAAGGCACATGCAGAAGTTGTTTTACCTGTTCCGGTTGCATCACTATAGAAGTACATGTTTTTAATAGAGTTTGCTGGGTCATTCATATCTGTTCCATCAAACAATCTCTCAATAGATGGGACATAGTTAGGGAAAATAGTTCCGTATAATTCTTTTTGTCCCGCTTTAGCTGGCGAATTATCCAACATTATATTGGCAAACTCAATAGGAATATTAGCATTTCCATAAGAACCTCCTACACCACTACCGTATAAATCAATGTAGAGAAGTTTTGCTCTATTAATAACATCCTCTAAATCCATTCCGTTCTTTTCAGACAATCGTCTGCAAAATTCTTCGTATTCCAAACCTTCTCCCCCTCGGTATTAAAAGAAATCACTGTAATCAATTTTGTCTTTATCTACGTCAATAGTAGACTCAACATCTTCTCCCATAAACTGAGCAATTGTAGCACGTTCAATCTCTTCTCGTAAACTACAATAAATAAACATGAAATTAATAGGTGTTGTTCTTCCTTTAAACTGCCAAGCTTCAAAACTATTATCAATTACCTGTTTAACAAATTCTTTCGTGTGCTGTTCCCCATACCTTTTAATTAGAGAATTCTGTTGGGGGTATGAACTTACATGATGTTCTTTTCCAAACAATGCTATATTCTTGCTAGCAATATAAGCATTAAAGCTGCTGCCGTTCCACTCACTTACCGGAATACTTTCCCAATCTTTATAATCAATTTTCTTTTTAGCCATTAATATATCCTCCTAAATATTTTATTTCGTTACTTAACATATCTTATCATTACTTTTAATTATTGTCAAATACATATTCCCAAGTATATCCCATTGATGTTTTTAATCTGCCTTTAATAACCGAACAAATATTTCCTTGATTAAATCCTTTTCCATCCTTTTCCGCAGCTGTAGCAGAATCATAGAATAGTTTTTCTCCTGTTATGATGTTGTTCCAACTATTTTCTTGCTATGTGCTTTTGAAACAGCTTTACCAGCACGTTTTCCTCTACTTCCATGGTGCATATTTTCAAAAGAAGTGCACCACTCTAGATTAGATACATTGTTATTTGTCTTATCCTCGTCAATATGATTTACTTGTGGCTTATTTTCTACATTCTCTATAAAAGCTTGTGCTACTAATCTATGAACAGAAACAGTCTTTCTACCACCCTTACCATTCAATCCTACTTTTACATATCCTAAATTATTTACGACTGTTTTTAAGAATCTATTAGAAATATTACTAAAAATCCTGCCATCATCATATACAAAATAATCTGGATAATCTTTTATTTGTTTAACATTAACCAAAACTTTTCCCTCCTAAACGTTTCACGCACGTGTGCATATTATATATCTTTAATAGATAAAAAGAAAAGAGATAAAGAACTTTCCGGCAAAGCCGGTCGCCAAAGGCGAAACTCTTTTAATCTCTTGACCTTAATCTCTTAAAGAACTTATGTTAGTAATTAAAAGATTAAATCACTTTACTCGGCAACGCAAGCACAAATACTAAAGTTCATACCTAAGACCTATTTTTAGTATTAGTGTTTCGTTACGGATATATTCATGCTATAATATGTATATAAGTTAGCCACAAGGTTAGCTTAGTGAAAAGACATCATCACCTTTCGTTTATGTTTATTTCACACACCTCCTTCTTAATTATTTTGTGGTGGTTGCTAATATATCAACTGCCACATTATGGACAGACTAGGTTCATAGCCTATGAAGTCCGCCAAATAGTATGTTGTGATACTAGCTTTCGATACTTTATATATGTGGAGTGGAGTTTGTTGTTAGAGGGTTGTCCGCTCGCTACTATGACAAACACATAACCGTAATATAGAGGACGTGGCAGATGAGATTGTCATGTTGCCAGACAAGGGCTTAGTACTTGCTCGTCGGTCTCGGTGGGAGACGTATTCCCATCCTAATCTCACATCCTGTCCGCATAATGGAAGTAAAACTGGTCTGTGGCGTTTGGCTGTATGTTAACAGCTTATACTTGTGACGGAAAAGGTAAGTGCACCTCATGAAGTAGTTAATGGGTTGGGTAAGAAACGTAGGTCTTATTCCTTAAAAGTCCTGTAAAACAAATTAATTAGTTCATAAAAGTAAAATCCTTTCCGAGTATGTAATATCCAGTCCATTCTAATTCTGTACGCAGTCTATGGATACCTCAGCCCACGGGTAGTAGCAAGTTAAATGAGGGAACAAAAGACAAGACGAAGACGTTCGTCACCGTAGAAGTCCTACTGGTTTTATAACTACGGGCTATTATTTTTGATACAAGCCTTGGACATCGCTTACTGGCGTAATTAACCATGTAAATTATATTCATGATTTTTCCTTCTGGTACCGTTGGAAAGACTGATATTAAATAGATGTCCAAGGCGTATATGAGAAATAATAGGAGGTATAAGATGACATCAAACTATAGTATCTTAACAAATTTTGGGTGTCATTGGACATGCCCTTATTGTATCGTTAAGAATAATGATATTGGAATAGCTGAAACAAATATCCAAGAAGTAAACAAAACTATTGACAAACTTATTGCAGAAAACAATCTAGGTTTCCTAAGCTTATCTGGTGGTGGCGACCCTATGTTCCATGTTGACGAAGAGCGATTAAACTGGTACCAAGCACTAGCAGACAAGACACACTCAGTAGGTGCTGAATATGAGTTGCATACTTCGTATAAATATAGTTTACTAAATAAACAGCCAGTAGATTTTGATAGAATTGTTTATCACTGCCAGCGTAAAGAGCATGTAAAACAGATTAAACGTGTTGACAATGAGATAGCACGTGCTGTATTCGTTGTACAAGAATTTATGGATGAAGATTACATCAGTGACATTGTTAAACTCGTAGAAGAATCAGACGTGGTGACAGAGCTTTCTTTTCGCCAGTGCATAGATGACGAGTACCAAACGACATACCACTTGCATGATTTCTTAAAGCAAGGTCACCAAAAAGATTGGTGGTATATTGAGCAAGATGATTACAATAATTACATTGTTAACGATAAAATTAGTCATCGTTACGAGGATTTCAAGGGGGAAAATAAATGAACGATAATTTAAAAGACATAATTTGCTTTTTGTCTGAAAAGGTAATGAAATTAGAAGAAGAAAATAATACTTTAAAAAAAGAAAACCAAGCAATTACTGCTTATAGTGAATACACAATTGAAGAGTTACAGGAAAAGCTTGCTAATGCTTCCCAAGGAAATGATTATGAGCTGGAAGAAGTTATGCGAGTACAGCGTGAAACAGAATCGAGCTACTCAGTAAAAATTGCGGAGCTAGAAACACTTGTTGAAAATAAATCAGAACGTATTAAGGAATTATCAAAGGCTTGTTCAGATGTTCATGAGGAATATTTAGATTCTGTAAAAGAAAATACGGAGAAAGATTCCAAAATTGCAGAATTAGAGAAAAAGATTTCAGAGGGTTTCGTAGATAGTGATTACAACAAAACACTAGCAGAAGATTTCAAAGCGGTTGAAAAAATGTTAACAGAAGCTACTCTTGAAAACTTAGAACTACAGAAAAAGTTAGATGCCAAGTTTGGTAAAGTAGAATAGTATATTTCCCTGTCTGGTTGCAGACTGCAAATGATTCCTAAGTTTCCACAACCTGCTCTCATTGAAGAGTAAGTGTCGACCAAAACAACCGCATGATAAGTGAAGCGATATTAGGCTCAGTTGTATAAAACATTTAAGAGGTGGAATGTAACGGGTTCTCAGCCCTCTAAAAATAAATCTTATATATTGTGTCTGCAAACCGGTATATAAAATAAAAAGTCCTGTATAGGCAAAGGAGAAATACATATGGTAAAATTAGGTAGCGAAGCAAAAGAAGCATTATTTGCGGAAAAGAAAGTAACTAAACGAGTGACTAAATTCTTGAAGCAAGACGAGGGTATTGTATTACAATTTGCAGGATTTGAAAAAGGTTATGCACAAGCAATGCAACATCAGTATTACGGAGTGTGGAAAGGTTCTAGTGAATGTACTGGAAATGACTTATACGATAAAGCAGTTGAAATGATTTATCAAGAAGCAAAAGAAGCACCAACTGGTTCCGATGAAGAAAAACGTCTAAAAGACTTAGCATATGCAATCAAAGCTAAACCAGTATTCTTATTTGGTTTCTGGGAAGTAGCTACAGGTGAAGAACTTATTTTACCAGTATCTTCTAAGAAACAAGCTCTAGCTCTTTACAAAGCGTTAGAAAAACATGAGAAGAAATTTGGTAAGAAAGCTTTTGAAATTGAACGTATCCAAGGCGGATATTTAGTATCACCTCTAGACCTAGATGAACTAGACTTAAACAACAAACAAGTAGAAGACTTTGAAACACATGTAAAAGATGGTTTCAATGTTGAGTTATATGACGAAGCTCTTTGGAAAGATAACGAAGAAGCACAACTAGAAAAACTTGCACAAGCTGGAATTGACATTGATAAACTAATTGGAAGTGGACATGGTAAAACTGCTACACCAGCACCAGCTGGAACAGAGCCATTACCATTTTAAGGGGGAAATACCATGCAAGAAAACAATTTATCTTTAGTAGTGCGTAAATTACATGATGATATTGAAGATTTAGAAACTCGCATCTTAGGATTGACTGGTATTGTAGAGGAAGACACAATTCAAGAACTTCTTGAATTACTTGCTCCAGTCTATGAAGCAGAAATCTTTATTAGAGGTTATGCAGCCAAGGATTTAGATAATCATGTCAAATAAAGATGAAATGATTTATCAGGAAGATGGAACTATTGAGGTTTCAAAAGAATTCCTAAATAATATGTTAGTACTAAGTACGTTAGTTAAGTTATCTACGCTATTAGATGGAACAATGAAGATGGTTGATGATGCCATCAAAGAAGAAACTATATCTGAAACAGTTTATGATTATACTACTAACACTATAGAATCTTCTTTAAAAGCCATTAAAGCTCTACTCCTATTGACAGAAGGTCTTGATAATATGGACATTCCAGTCGGGGGAGAGAGTAGCGATATAGATGTTTTGTCTATTGTTCTAGCACTCGATGCGGTGATAGAAGAAGCAGACAGAGTGATTGAAGGGAATAAACTTGTCTAATACTCCACAAGGCGTAGATATTGGGGATATGGTTAGGTATATGGGATGTGGCGGTTGTTCTGGTCATTATACTCATCTACAAACATATGAAGTGGTTAAATTAAGCCCCCATATGCCACGCTACTTCTTTATAGTAGATGACAGAGGTAATGAACATCTAGTAAAACTTGGAGTGTACTTTAAAATAGCATAAGAAAACCCCTCACCAGACTTGACGGTGGGGGATTTTTTTGTTATACTATTTTAAGAAACCTTGTAGCATAGCAGAAGTTGTTGTCTCAGCTTGGAAAATCGCTGGATAAGTTCCAGACACAAGTTGAACACCAGAAATAAGACCTACAGCTGTATTGTCTGTAGTAGTTCCCGAATGTGAAAACATAACACGCATATCCGTATCATTCACATCGAACTCATCATCAACGGAACTATCCCACGTGAAAGCATATCTAGTCCACTCGCTTGTAATGGGAACAACTTGTGCAAGAATATCAGCACCCGGGTCTGGGTTGGCACTTTGTTTACCTCTTTGAGTTCTAAAGATAACACGGATGTCCATTTCTGCGGATGTTGATACGTTACTTGTTTTAGCCCAGAAGGAAACTGTCAAAGCAGAAGCATTCTTTAAGCTTGTGTCATACAATGTTGGGCTTGCTCCAGCAGGTAAGAAGTTTACTTTAGCACGTAAATGTAAAGATTGATACCAAGCGTTATTCCACTTAGGACAAACAGCTAAACTATACCCAGATGGAAATGGTGTTTCAATTGAAAGTCTTGCATTAGACTGTGTCCCTGTCGAGCTGTACCAGTTGAATGGGTTTGTACGTTGTGGATTTGGAAGCCCTGCTTCATTCGATGCTGCAAAGTCTGTGCAGATTGGAATAGAGTCTAATCCATCGTTGTTTTGGATGACTTGAATTTCTTTACTGGAAATAATAGGGTCAGCTAGGAAGTTAGAAGCTGTCTGTGCTAATTGTACTAAACCTTCATCAACGATACGGAAGGAACCGCCGTTAATCTCTATTCCAGAGTTATCTAGTGTTAAGTTGCTGTTACGTACTGTAACATGCTCTGATTGAATAAGGATGTCGTTAGCAGATTGTGACATGATAGAACCCAAGTTAGTTCCAGTCAAAGCTGGGTCTCCATATTTCCACGAACCCTCTGGTGGTACATAGGATTGGTTAACATCTGCTGAATAGGTTGCTACTAAAGGATTAGTAACTGTTCCATCATCTACACTAGTTGCGAAAAGGCTAGGAGCAGGAGGTGCTGATTTTAAAGTAGACTTCAACAATACAGGTGCAGAAGAAGGAGCAATAATAGAATCCTCTTCTGGAATTAACCCCGCATCGAGGGAAACATTCGTATCTTGAAACATTGTTCCAGTAAAATCATATCCTCCCATCAAACCAGTTGGGAAATAATATGTCATTGTTACTGATAATATTTCAGTGGCTTTTAGTTTACTTAAGTCAACAATGAATCCACGTCTAATCCAAACAGAAGTTGGGTCTGTAAAAGTTAATCCGTCTCCATAGGTAACTGTCTTGGATACACCAGTTGATTGCATATAAGTGACTGTAACCGTTGTGGAAACTTCTCCACCCGTAACAGAACCTCTCTCATACCAACTATACAACATCTTGTGTCCAAACAATCTGTTAGGAGAGCGTACTTCTTGTGTCATCATGTCAAGACCTTGCAACGGAGATGTCCAACCTAATGAACAATAGTTTTGAATCTCTCCTAGACCTTCTGCCTGCGGAAAGATAATTGTTGAAGCTGATTGTGGGAAATCCCACTCAAGATACTCTGAACGGAAATCCGCATTTAACATAATGTTTGCAGAACTTGCATTATTTAAACTATCATTAAGTGCAAATAACTCACCTTTAATAGCTTCAATCGCTGGAACATCTTGAACATTTATTGGGATGAACTTACCGAAAGTAATTTGATTATTCTCTGGGTTTGTATTGGATTTTCTTAGCTCGATTACAGTAGCTTCAAGTCCTAGTGGTGGATTAAATGTATTATCTTTCACCCACACTGTGTCCCCGTTGTGTACGTCTTCTCCTTGGAATCCAAGTGCTTCTAAATCAAGTACGTTAACCGTGTATGAAATATCTGGTTGACTGCGTTTCTTTAATTCTTCAATGCCCTCGACCACAAGACCTGCTTGTGTCACACCAGTAGTAGAAGAAACATAAAGACCAAAAGTATTCTTACCTTCAATACCCCACTCTCTTAGAGCTGATTTAGACACAATATAATTATCTGTTTTAGCTTTAGTGAAGTTTTTGTCACCTATATTGGCAGTATAACCAATTAGGTTAGTTCTTACCCCATTACCATTCTTCTGGGATACTGGAATGATGGCTGTACATAGATTAGTATAATCCACCACTCTCTCTACACTAACTAAATCTCTATCATATATAAAGTATTTACCTTCATGTATTGGTTTAACTGAATAAATATTAACAACACGCTGAGTAATTTTGGTACCGTCTGAAACACATGTAAAACTATATACCACATCGTATTGTTCTTGTAATTGAAGCAAAGCAGCTAAGGCAGTTTGTGTTTCTGTAGACTCAAAACCTCCTGCTCCCGCTTTAATTCCTGAATAATCTTTGTATGTCCACAACGTGTTAGATAGTACAGCTTTAATACAATCTTGGAAAGTGTTACCACGATATGGATTAGAGAAAGATGAATTTAATTCGGTAACTTGAATACCTTCACAGTAAACAACTGCCACTGGATTAGCTCTATCAGAGTTTTCATCTACTTTAATAATAGTAAATAAAAGTTCTTCTTCGTCCTCGTCAACAAATGACAGGCGGTTTAGACCTGTCAAATATTGATTAACAGAAGTTCCCAGTGGAGTTGTAAATACGAATGATACCTCACCAGTTTCAGAATTGTTCACATATTCGTCATCCCAGTAAGGAACACCGTCTGGGGATTGATTTGTAAGATGGGCGACAATGTGCCCGGTTCTGTCGTAAATGGTTAACATGGTTTCACTCCTTAAAATACTCTATTATGATATTGAACAGTCATATCTACATTTGCTGGTGTTACTACTAGATTATTATATCCGGGTATTAGTGGGAAGAAGTCACTAGTTGGGTCAAGCAAGGCAGGTTTCAATTGTCCGTTAAGATATATTTGACCACTTTGCATATCTATATCTACTACGTCATCCTTAACTAGATGAAGCGGTGGCGTGGATGTGTCTGGTGGGTCAAGAACTTCCCATACACGTATATTAGCAATCTTGGCAGAGTTACATTGGTTTTTCTTCCATTTTGAGCGTGCAATAACAATACCAATTTCTGTTGCCTTTGTATTCATGGAGCTGTCTGGTGGAAGGTTAATCCAAGGAGACCACCAAGTAGAACGAAGGGCAGATGTTCCGTAGAAGTAGCCATCTTTAACTTCATATTGTTTAGCATTACGGAACTCACCAGCTCCCCAACGGAATTTACCATTACGTCTCTGTATCATTATCTTACCATAAAAATCCGTCCAGTCATTACTTACTCGTCTTAATAGTCCATCAGGTACAGAACCATCATCAATACGACAAACACCTTGACCTTTTAGTAGAGAGGAGTACTCTAAGTTAACACTGATGAAACCTTGTCCATCCGCACCAATCATAGAGATACAAATGTAGTTAGAAGCATTCTTATCACCTATTTTATGATGTAAATGAAGCACAGCTTCCATATCAAAGTTTAGTAAGGCATGTGGCATGGCTGCTTTATTCGCTGCTCCGTAATAGGCAGCAATGTCATCATTAGCAGGTTTAGGCGGATAGTTAGAAGGTTTCATATAAAACGTGTCACTAGCTCGTGAGAAAGTTCCTCCATATTTAAAACCTTGCGAACCTAAACCATTAAAACCGGAAGACCAGTTTGTCCAACGTGTCTCGTTTGCACTCATGTAGCTTTGGAAAACCATAGGGTGTAAATTCACAGGTGGCTTTGGCTTAGCATCCCCCGGAGGAGTTCCTACAGTTACATCACCATTAGCCCCTACTAAATTTAAATGAGTTGAATCTTCTTTCATCGTGATAGATACCAAAGGATGTGTGGGAGCATTTCCGCTAACAAGAATACTAGAAGGTTTAGTGTCTGCATTTGTGAATCTCCTCTCTATTAATTCTCCTTCTGCGGAGTTTTGAACACAAATAAATGTTAATGTCCCTGCCCCTACGTGTAGGGCTTCTTCTATTGAAGTGGAGCCATCTAATCTAACCTTCCACACATAGTCGGGGTCATCAGAAAATCTTAATAACATATCTTCATCTGGATGATTTAAATAAGAAGCTAATTGTCGTACTCGTCCACGAAGTAATTCAGGTTTATCTGCTATAATAAATATATCCATAGAAATGTATCTCACATCTGCGGATTGTTTATAGAAATAATTTGTTGCCCCTCTTCCGGTTTGTTGATAATTAGAAACAATAGGTGGTAGAGCATCGTAGTTAACTTTTTGTACACCTACATACCAAGGTTGTTTTACTCCATTCAACGAGAAGGTTCTTGGGTTTGCATCTTCCTTAGGAGAGTAGTCAAAGTAAAGGAACACGTTACTCTTTCCTGTTACTGTCGTTGTATCATATGCCAGAACACTTACACGAATACTTCCATCTGGATAAACATACTGTCCCGCATCTGAACTAGTTTGTATACTAGTGTTAAGAGCAGGTCTAGAAAGTACTAGATTATTATTTTGGCTTACTGAGCTATTTAAAACAATATCACAGTTAGTTGTATCCGTTACCAAACCACTGGGAAGAATTGATATACGAGTTAGACGTGTTTGTAACTTAGCACGTTTTTCATCTTCTGTAAAAACATCTCCGAAAAAATCTGGGAAGTTCTGTTCTACAGTGTGCACAGCATCAAAGCTTATAAGAACTTGATGCACTTCACTATCTGCCGAATCTGGAGTAAGAGTTACAGGAAGAGCACTAACTGTTGTCCATGACGTGTTTTCTAAATCTAAAGTGACACTTCCAAAATCCGTGGTATTTTTGTATAAAGTAGTATTTGAAGCTTCCACAAAATACTCTGCAAAAGCTGGATTACCTGTATATCCTGCCATATTTTTAAACCCCTTTGTATCGGTTATTTATATTAGTTTTATTTGTTTGAGCACGACTCATATCGTCAGAAGTAGCTCTTGCAAATTCTCTACCATTGATGTATAATGGAACAGTAATCACAGGAGTAGCTGGATTATTTCCCTCATCTAGTTCACGTGCAATACTTCTAGCAAATGGTCTCATGTATGTAGCGTTAGCAAGTGGTAGAACCATTTCACGACCAGCTTCTGCATAGGTTACTCCGCCACGTGCAAATTTCTGATTAGTGGTGTTAGCTACCGATTTTTGACCAGTGGAAACACCAAGAGGCAATCCACTAGGAGTCATACCACCATGAGCTCGGGAAATCCAATTATCTCCAAAGTACTTATTCTGATTCTTTTTCTGTACAGCTACTTTACCAATACCACCACCGGGAGTGTTAACTACTCCTTGTACTATTTTAACAGAAGCTGTGAATTGAGCTTTGTCCCATTTACTTTTAAACGCATTCATCTTATTCTCTGCATCTGATGTTTCCGCAGAAACAATAATAGTAGGTTTAGAATCTTTAGCTCCTTGTTCTAGCTTTTTGATTTTATCCATTACTTCATTATACATAATATCTGCTTGGCGAATAGTTTCATCTGCTTGTTGAGTTGCATCTGCAATAAGCTGTGCCTTAGTTCTCCCTGTGGCAGCTATCTGTTCATCACTCATACCATTAATTGCAGCTATTGTTTGAGCTGCTTGTTCCATAGCTGCATTTACCGTTTTATTACGTTGGTCTTCAGCGTTTGCAATTATCTTATCTTTGGACTCTTTAGAAATAGTTTGGCGAGAATTTTCAAAGTACTCAATTTGTGCTAACAGCTGGTCATTGGTACCTTGTTCTGCTTGTAAAAGTAAGGTATTTTTTTCTTGTTCAATAGACTGATACTTAGCTAATGCAGCATTTCTTATTCCAATATCTTTAGATTGTAAATCATTTACTAAAGCTAATTGTTGTTCGTTATATTTCATCATTAAAGCTTGTTTTTCTTGATTGGAATCTTTGACTGTTTTTATAGCAAAGTACTTATCCTCATCCGTCATATTCTTGTTCTTCTCAAAGAAGGTAGCTAAGATGTTTTGTTGTGAAGAAAGACCTTCTTGTTGTGCGGTTAGTGCACTGGTGTTCGCATCTTTTATTGTCTGTACTTTTGATGCAGAGAATTCTTTTAACTTATTTCCTTCCATAGTGAGGGTAGCTACAGCAATCTGCGATACAGCTTCATATGCAGATTTAGAAGTTTGTTTATATGCTTCCATATTTCCAGCTGACACAAATTTAAATTTGTTGGAAGCAGCTAACATGGAACCTAGTCCAGCTTGGGTTATTTTGTCAAGTTTGTTAAATGCCATTCCTTGGATTCCATATGCTTTAGCAGTTTCTTTGGAGCCATCTATCATTTTTTGGAATGTGCTATCAGTTAATCCTCTTTTCTTAACTTTAATATCTTGACTCCATGTTGCTTTTTGGAATTCTTCTTGTTTCTTCTCATATTCTTTTTGGTTTTTAAAAATGTCTTCTGCTGAAACTTGGTCGCCCTTTTCACCTTTTTTCTTCGTGCTATCCTCAACATTTTTAACACGTCTGTCCGTGTCTGCATAGTTAGCATTTGCATCCTCAATTTCTTTAGATATTGCACTTAACCCTTTTGTTAATGTATTCAAACTATCTTTCATTGGTTTATCAATTGCCTTACCTATAGAAATCCTTAAAGATTCCCAACTAGCTTTCATTCTATTTATGGAACCTTCTGTAGTGTCCCGCATTTTCTTAGCCACTGAGTCAGATTTACCTGCGGAGTTCTCAATTTTCTTTGTCATATCCTCGAAAGCGTCACCACCAGCGTTTAGTAGCTGTAGTACAGAAGGCATGGCAGTAACACCAAACATTTGTGTAACCATCTTAGAGCGTTCAACATTGGACATTCCAGCCATCTCTTTATTTAAATCATTGATGATAGTTCCAATACTTTTAAATTTACCAGAAGCATCTGTGGCAGAGAAACCAATAGATTTCATAGCTTCTGCACCATTCTTAGTAGGGTTTACCAAAGAGATAAACATCTTACGTAAACCAGTTCCGGCTGTTGAAGCGGAAATACCGCGGTCACGTAGTAAACCAGCAGCGGCAGCTACTTCACTAATTGAAATACCTAGTTGTTGAGCGGGTGCCCCTGCATATTTAAATACATAACTCATATCTTTCATACCTGCTGCGGTAGCATCGGAAGCCATAGCAAGTTTATCTGCCACACCGCCAGCTTCACTAGCTTCCATATGCCACGTTTTAAGTGCTGCGGAAACGGTATCGGTTGTGATGGATAAGTCTTCTTGAGAAGCATCTGCTGCATTTAGTAGAGCAGGTAGAATTTTAATAGAGTCTGCTACTGTATAACCACGTTTTGCTAAGTCAGTAAATGATTCACCAATAGACTCTGCACTGTGACCCGTCTTCTTGGACATGTCAAGAGTTACTTCGGAAAGTTGTTCAAATGTTTTCTTATTACCATTGGAAATAACGTTAGCATCTGTGATTACTTGGTTAAACTTTGCATACGATTTTACAGAACTACTAATAAATTTACCTACTCCATAAACAGCAGCACCAGCACTGGCTGCCGCGATGGGCACGCCTAGTAGTGATTTAGAAAGAGAGTTAACATTTTGACCAAAACTCTGCATCTTGGTTTTACCTCTTCCACCGAAGTTGTTAACTCGTCTATTAACTTCATCCATTCCTTTATTCATTCCACCAAAAGCTGTTTTTGTTGAAGCCCCTGTTGTGACGGCTGCCATATTAAACTTCTCTAAAGACCTTGCAGCTGCATTCATCTTACGAGTAAATCCAGCAGTATCAGCCGTTACTACTACACGAATATCTGCCATTAACTTTCACCGTCCATTTCCTTTTCTGCATTACCAAACTTAGCCATAGCTTCTTCCCACATAGCCTTAGCATCCTCATTGCTCTCAGGTATAATAACTCCGTTAGCAGTTTCTCCTTTTTCTTGTTCTCCATTTGTAATCTTAACACCAACAAACTTTCTCTGCTGTTGGCATCTTGTTAGTGTTTTTCTTGGAGATGTGAGGAGACATTTCATACAGCATTAATTCTGCTTCCCATAAATCCTTTTTAACTTTTGCTTTTTGTATAGCAGAGTACTCAGCAAATGTAAGGTCATCTAAACATCTTGGGTCTATTCCCATTTCTGCTAATGTAACTACCATGTTACGAACGTCTAGGAAGTTCTTATATAGTTTTTCAATAGGGTCTTCTCCGTTTTCTTGGTTTACTTTTAAAGGTTTAAACGGAACAACATCTACTACTTGTGAGAATGAGTCTGAATATGCTTTTGCAAGTGTTCCCGCCCATTCTTCTATGTAATCTTGCTCTTTTAATTCTAAGAATTCTAAAGCCCTTTTTTGAAAATCAGCAAAAGGGATATTTCTAAACTCTTCTTGATTTATAAACATAGACCAACAAAGCAATCCTTCGTCGTCTAATTCTGATTCTTTCCAATGTGCTAATCCTTCTGCGTACGGTTTCTCTGTTACTGCTTCAATATATTTAGCAGAACGTATAGTAAAAGATAGTTCATATAGTTTATCTTCAAATAAAATTAGTCTCATAGGGCACCTCATAAAATAAAGGGAAGAAAGACTGTCCGTCAATCTCCCCTAATCTTTAGTATTTAGCTAGATGGAATATCAAATTGTTCAACCGTAGACCACACTAAAGTAGAACCTTCGGCTGTCATCATTTTATTAGCAGCATCTATAGCTTTTTCAACATCATCTGCACCTGTACCTACATAAGTGTTACGAGAAGCAGCTACAGAAACATCAAGTTTATTGCCAGCTAAATCTCCTGTTCCACCTGTATCATGGAAGATAACATCTTTTAACAAGTCAAACGAATTAACTTCTGTGTAATAAATACGATTTCCCGGTGTTTCTCCGTCAATACCATAACGTACCATATAAGAGTCCGCGTCTGTCACAGCATCCCAAGCTAACTTAACTCCATCTGTTGTAGGTGGAGCAGAGGAAGTTAGGTTAGCAGGTGCTGCTAGCGGTACATTAGGGTGTAGGTACTACAATTGTAACTGTTTGAGAAACAGTATTTAATGCAGTAGCTGTAAATTTAACTCCAAATGAGCCAGTCTTAAGTGGTGTCACTTTGTAAGCTTCTGTTCCAGAAATCTTCTCTACTTTCAAGTCTGTAGCAGTAGTACCACTTACATACTCAAATTGAGTTCCTTGTGGAGCATTAGTTGGTTGAATCGAAGTTACGATTTGGAAAGGTGTGTTAACTGCAATATTTGAAGGAAGAGCACTTGTAGTCAAAGTAGTTGGGTTGACAATTGGTGGCTCTGTGTAGTATAATTCTCCACGACCAGTAAGTGTTCCTTCGAAAGTTGCAATGTCATCATAAGGGAAGTCTGAGTTGAAGGTAGTTAGAATGGCTGTACCATATTCCACACCACCATCAGGGTAACTTACTTCTACGCTTACACATTCTTTGTTTGTGAAGGCTGCACGTAAACGTTTTTGACCTTCATCTGTACCTACTAACAGTCCATCTAAATCAATAGACCAAGTACGTACGCCGTACTCTGAACTACCCCATCCGAAATCCTCTTTGGAGCTTGCATCGATTGTGTCAGCTTCGCGGTTAATAGTACCACCACGTTGATAGCCTACTGCAATCATTGCCCCAGCGTTATTAGGGTCATCTACTTTGATGATGATTTCTACGCCACGGTTAAAGTTACTTGCACATTGTACCATGTATTATTTCCTCCGTTTACATTTTATTTTAGAACTGTAAAAGTTACGGTCACATACGCTCTTTGAAAATCTTGAACGCCTACTTGTGCCCGCTTAAAATCTATATTAGTAGCAACAAATTTAGCTACACAATACCCATCAGCTAGTTGTAAAGTAGTTCCTAGACGATTTATGACATCATCTGTAATCTGTTTAATTCTTAAGGAGCCATTTTTCGAGTCCCAAATATCGATATGGAGTTGGTGTCTAGTTATTTGTCCACTCTTAGAAGAGTCATAAATTAATGTCTCATCTCCAATAACAATATAAGGATAGGTGGAATCGTGTTGCCAACCGTCAAATACTTCATAATCTTTATTTAGTTCATTATATATAGCTTCCTGTAGTGCATTAGAAGCTGATATATTTTCAGCATATGGAGGAACTGCATTTATATCAGCCATTAAAATCCTCCTAGAATATTACTAATTTTATCATCAATCATGTTAGCTATTTGTGGCTCTATAATAGCTTGAGCATCCTGTACGTTAAAGAATGCTTGAGAATGAGATGTACCTTCTTCAACATAGGAAGCATAAGCAACGCCATCTTTAGGGTTTTTAGAATCAATTATAATAGATATTTGAGAAGAACCAGTTGGTTCATACCTCACACTATCATACATAGCACCTGTAAGTATGTTACCATTCGCAGCTATATTTGACCTAATCTGTTCTACAAACAATTCCCCAACGTCATCCATTGCCTGAGTTATCTCATTTGTTACTTTAATAATATCCCCTAAAAATGTGTGACTTCCTATTACATTAATACCAACCATCTGTGCCAAAAGTATCAACTCCTTTTTCGAGTTTATTTTCTTTCTTGACATCTGGTGGATTTGTGTTAAACTTTGGACGTGGATAGCGATACTCGCCAACATAACTACAAGTCATATTTTGTGATAAATCATTTACCAACTCGTAGTATCTATCCTTCCACACTCCATCAATAGGAACAAGACCATCAATAGGCACACCGTAGTAACGTGACTCTTTATGTTGAAACCTTACATGGTGTTGTTGAGACATGGTGGCTTGCATAGGAAGTTTTGTAATAATTTGTGAACCACTAATCGTACCACGAACTGTTCCAACAACTTCTAAGATGTAAGCACCTTCTCCACCGGTCTCATCAGGAATAGAAGTTTTGCGAACTAGTTGAAACCGATATTGTCGCTTCATAGCATCCGCAACCTTCCTTTTCCCTCAGTAGGGTTATTGATTCCATACTGCTCAAGATATGGAAGCCAGTTCTTATAGATGTCAGCAATATAGTCAAACCTAGTTATATCAGTAGACTCTAATTTAAGACCTTCTGAGTTTAGCTGGTTGTATCGTTGAGCTAGAATCTCATCAGCAATAAAATCTAAATCCGCTTCTGGGTATTCAGTATAAGGAACACCAAGGACGATACAAATAACTTTTTGAATATGGCTTTTTAGAATTGCTAAAACCAAGTCTTGGTCATGCTCATCAGCGGGTAAACCTATAATAACTTTTATAGCTTCAATGTTTATATTTGCATACTCTGGTGGCATATACTAACCTCCCATCTGCCACAAAAAAGGGGAGAAAGACGAAATGTCAATCTCCCTCTCTTAGTCTCTTATTATGATTAAGATACTGTGACAGTGTGAGTGGCAGTAATAGAACCATCAGTATTGGATACTGTTAATATATATTTACCTGCTGGCACGTCTGTTCCAGTATAGTTAACTTTTAAGCCATCGATAATAGCTTTTATAGCGCTAGAATCAGCACCATCTTTATCTGTAACCTTAACTTCAAAAGCTTCTGTAGCATCTGTAGGGTCTACTGCAACTGTAAAGCTACCAGTTAATGCACCAGAAGAAGATTTAGAAGACGTTTTAGGAGAAACAGTTAAGCTAACAATTTCTTTATTACTAGAAGAACGTAACATTGAAGGACTTGCAGATGGAACATCTACAGTAACTAGGTTAGACCATGCAGTTACTTCATTGTATTCTGCACTTTCTAAAGCAGAAGTGGCATCCGCGTAAACTCCCGCAAATTGTGCTACACATACGTCAATTTTCTTACCAGCGAATGGAGCTAATGCTACTACTACATCCTCAGTAGCTGTAAAGCTATTAGTTGTAGTTACAAAAACATTATTATCTGGCAATCCATCTCCATTAATGCCTAAACGAACAACATACGTTTTAGCATTAAATCCTCCATTACCCCAATCAATAGTGAAAGAATCAGATTCTAAATCTGTTACATTAACATTAATAGGAGCAGGTGGATGAATACTAGTATCAGATACCAGTGTTTTAACGTTAATTGGGTTTGTCCAATCACTTGTTTTAATACTGACGTCACTACCAGTAGTTGTAACTTCATGACATCTAACTAAATACTGGTAGTTAGTATTAGGAAGAAGATTATCATCTCTCCAATTTCCAGCGGGAACATATGTAGCTACCACATTGCCGTTACGTTTAATATCATATTTCTTAACGGTTGGCATTTACTAATTCCCCTTACTTAGTTTTGACGTTAATAGGAGCAGTCCACTCAGAGGTAGATTTTACTACACCAGAGTCTACCTCACGCACACGTACTTGGTATTGGTAGTTTGTTTTTGGTAATACATCATTATCCACAAAGTCACCTGAAGCATGGAACGTTTCGATAATGTTACCATTTTTCTTTATATCATATTTCTTTTCTACAGCCATTGATTTATTCCTCCGATTCGATTATAATAGACTTATAACCCAGCCGAAGCTGGGCTTAGTCTTTATTAGGCAGGTAAAGTAATTGTAACAGAAGAAGCAGTTGTAGCAGGAGTCGCAATAGTTGGAGCCGCTGGAACAGCAGTGCCTGCACCTACATAAACAATTTTATCTTCATCAGCCATAAATGTAGCATAGTGGCGGTCACCACTGATTAATGTAGTGTGAGAAAGTAAATCATATTCAGTAAGAATACGTGTATCTTGTTTAAGAGCAATACCAAGAGCACCAGCTTTAATGAAGAAGAACTCACCGTCTTGTACTTTATCAGAAAGAACTACAGTACATCCATAAAGAGTACCGATAGTACCATTGATGATGATAGAACCTTGATTAATGATAGGAACAAACTTATCATCAGAAACGAACAAAGCATAACTGTTAGTGCTTACTAAAAGATATGTAGCATCTTCGTAAAGAGTTTCACCAAAGTTAGCTAAAGCTAAAGGAATTTTGTTGATTGCATCTACAGTAAGAGCCGCTCCAGTTGAAGGGTCTACAGCTTTTTTAGCAGAACGAGCAATAGCAATTAAATCATCATCTACTTTTTGAGCTAAAGCCATTGCGATTTGGTCAACAATTTCATTAACAGGGTTACCTGCGGAAGCTAGTTCTAGTTCGTCTGAGATAGCTACAGCTTTAACAGCTTTTTTAACTGTTACAGAGATTTGAGATTGGTTAATAGTGTCAATATTAGAAGTTTGACCTTCTGCAACAACTTCTGCTTTACCAATTTTGTTCCAGTTAGGAAGAGTGATTGTATCCCCTACAGAACCTTGTAATTGATTGAATGTTGTAGCTAGTGGTGCAAAGCGAATATACTCGTACATTTTCTTTGCAAGGTATGGACCGACAACTTGTGGTACAAACATATTTTGTAACATTGTCAGTGGTTGGTAAGGTGAATTAGCCATTAATAATTGACTCCTTTGTCATTGTATTTTTTATCCTTGAAGTGCAGTATATAATTCTGGATTACGCTCATATAAAGAAAGTTGCTCTTCAAGAGACATTTTTTCTAACGCTTCTTTTGTGAGAGAGTCATCAGACACACCACTATCGTTAGAACCACCACCAGCAGGGGATGAATAAGCACCTTTTAATTTAGTGTCAACTCGTTGTTGAACCAATGCGATAACCTCGTTCTGTAAATCAGATACCCGTTGATTAACGGCTTCGGTCGAATCGGCAATAACAAAGTCGGCTAACGTAGGAGAAAGCTCACGTTTGGATAATTCACGCACTGCGTGAGTTCGCATAACTTCTTGTTGAGCACGTTGCTCTGCACGTTCATATTTCAATTCCAGTTCTCGAATGCGTTTTTGTTCAGCAGTTTCAGACGGATTGGCTTTGGCTACTTCCTCGCTAATAATAGTTTCGAGGTTATTTGTTTTCCAAGTCTCAATACCTTTAGTAACTTTTGAATCAATGATAGGTGCGATTAAATTTTTACCATTCTCTGTTTGAAGGTATTCATTTACAGTGTCCTTATTAAAGAACGCACCTCGTAAATCCGCTTCAAGCTCTGTATTTTGTTTTAGGTGTTCTTGCAATTCTGCAAAAGATAATTGGTCTTCGATAGGCATTTCTTTTTCCCCTCTCACCTTTAGAGTCCGATGTCCTCCAAAGTTTAGATATATTTTCCTGTGTTGGTTTTACATACTATAAACAGGTACTATAGTACAACGACAAAAAGGATGTACGGGGATAACTGGAACACTATCTTTATCATAGATTCCGTCTCCGTTAATCCCTCCGTTTTCAAGTTGTCTACAATGCTTACATGGTGCATTCTTAGATAACTCCGGGGCTGTCGTATATTGATAATACATAACACTGTTTGCAGTACCTTCGTCATAGATAGATTGGTTTACTGCTTTTGCTGTGCTAGTTCTTATTTCTCTCTTAGCTTGGTACTCAGCTTGGGAAAAAGCTTTTAGTGCTTCTTCTCTTGCTTCTTCTTCGGAATATCCTTGAGATAAGCTACGGTGTAGTAAACGTGTTATAGTAATAATAAGAGCTGCTATAATTACATTTAGTTTGTTAGAATGGTCTACCGCCTTGTTCTCGAATGAGTCCAAAGTGTTAGATAATTTTTCTTCCCCCATAGATACAGCTTGATACCAATTTTGTCGCATTTTTCTGAATATTTTTCTAATCGCATCATCTTGGGAAATCTTTACATCATTTTGATACTTAATAACTATGTTCTGCAACAATCTATTTATCAAATAAAAAGCTTGCATACCTTCAAAAGAATTGATATAATTATTATTAACTTCTCCGTTTTCATCGTATGCCTTGGAGAGGTAAGTTAATACCTCATCCAAAACACGTTGAAGGTCTACTGATAGCTCTCCATCTACTTCCTCAATCTGAGACATCGCATCAAACATCATGTTAGCATATTGAGCTTCTTTTTGTGGAGTAACTTTTGCCATCTAGCATTACCTCGCTTGTCTTTGTTTTTCTTGTGTCGCTGAATCTTGAACGTTTGTTCCTTGTGCATTAGTAGTAATTCCTTGTTTGGCACGTCCATCGGAATTATCATTTGCTGGAACGTTCGAAGCAGTCATAGTAGTTGCTGCGTTTTCTGCTACAGAAGTTTCTGCTACAAGAGCAATCTCTTCTTGTTTCTCAATTGCAACCTGTTTCATTTCTTTCTTAACATCTGTAACGAAAGGAATTTGATGTAACAGAGTTTCATTAGAAACAAGTCCACGGAACTTAACAGAAGTATCGGCAAGTTCTGCAAGAGAAGCAGGTAAGCAACGAGTAAATACTGGTGACATATCTTTAGCATCTTTAAGAGCTGATGATTTAACTGCAATTAAGGTAGCTATTAAGTTAATACGTTCATGAAGTCCAATCTCAAACTTACGTTGTTTAGCTGATGTTTTAATCTCAAGATTATTCAAGGCATATTTGATGGCAACACCAGAAAGGTTATTAGCAGTTTGCATTCCATTAGTATCAGGTGTGAAAGATTGTTCCATGATTTCTTTTGTTAAACGATTCTTGATGTTCTCTAAGTGTTTGTCAGGGGTTTGCTTAGTAATAAACTTAGCATCTCCGCCTTCCACTAGAACCATTACACGGTTTTGTTTCATGGAGCGGACATCTTCACTATTAGTACCATCCATACCTGTTAACATAAGGTAAGCATCATTCCAGTAAGAGACATCATTTACACTATCACACACAACTAAGTTAAGTGCATCAACAAGTCCAATAACTGTTTCGAAATCGCCAAGACGTTCATCGTTAGCTAAGTACTCAATCATAGGAACTTCTCCAAAATAGTGAGGAGTTACTTTCTCATTGTAGATTAGATTATTAGATGACTCTTCTTCGCCCGTTGCATTCTCTTCTGATACAGAAGCATCCCCGCCACCAAGTGAAACTTTGAATTGTAGAATGCGGTCTGGATAGTATACAGTAACACTTCTTCGCTTCTCTGAAGAGATAGCATCCGTATAATCGTTATATACAACGCCACACAGTTTGTTCTCATCTAATGTAGAATCATATACGATAAAAGCGTTTGAGGGAGCTTCATATTTGAATCTATGGTTGGCGTTCTTATCTGTCCAATGAATCTCAAAAGCGTGTCCATAGATAGATACTAATTTACCTAACTCAGAATCAACATCAGTAGAATTATTAGCGTTCATAACATCTGTAACTTGTTTGATGGTGTTGTCACTCGCTTTGGCGTATGTAATTGCATTACCAGTAAAGTACGAGTTAGCAGTCTCTACAATCAGTTTAGGATAGTTATGTACAAGTTTATTATTTGGTTTCAACTTATCATTGAAAGTTCTCTTTAAAATATCGTGGTTACCAATATAGTAATCGTGCAGATATTTGTAGATGAACTTACGTTGAGAATGCCGTTGAATTAGAAGAAGTACGCCTGCAATATTAGGCTCTTCATCTGCAATAAACTTTCTATTAAATACTACTGTGTTAACTCGTGAACCCCGCGGAACATAGTCAGTAGGCTGAGAATCTGTTGGAATGTTTACACCATTATTAGCCATACGAAACTCCATTTCTGCAAGTATTTGTTCGTCTCTTTCTCCTGCTTTTACCATTTAAATTCCTCCATTAAACATGAACTTACTGATTAGAATCCAAGTGCCGACTTAGGTATAGTCCGTGCTCTATTACGTGGGATTACTTCTTCCAACGCATAACGCAAGGCATCTAAGCCGTGATTGTATTCGTCAATAGGTTTGTTTATATATTCGTTTGGGTTTTGTTTGTCTTTCTGCCAAGCATAGTTTTCAAGTTCTTCTCTAATGTGAGTACATCGAGGGTGGACAATAATTTCGAATCCTTGCACAAATTGAATACCATGTACAATTGAATCTTTACCTTTACGAGCTGCTTTGATTCTCCATATACCTTTACGGCGAATCTCTTCAATAGATTTAGGCTCAGAACTATCTGCTACTATTTTCTCTTTAGCCCAACCTTTCTCAGCTATCTTGCGAACAATATCATCATTGAGCATTCGTTCTTTTTGTTTAATATTATTTTGGTATTCATCGTAAATATAAATCTTCTTGTTGCGTTCGTCTACAATACAAGCAACCATCGCTGTAGCATCATTGGCGTAACCAAAGTCAAGACCAAAGTAAGACTTTAATCCAGCACGTTTGAGTTGGTCTACGGTTGGGTCAATGTTTTGCATACCATAAGGGTCATGGATATTAGGAATCTTCCACTCTCTCCAATTGGTGTAGACAAGCTCACCGAGAGAAGCAAAGTCTCCCATGGCATAGATACGGTGGTAAGTCGGATTTGTTTTCATAAGCTCTTCTAAAGTATTAAGATACTTTTCTGGTAAGAACTTATTATCTTTGTAGGTAGTATGTAGTATCCTTAAATCTTCGGGACGTTCATCTGCTGTAGTTGGGTCATGAAATAATCTATATACCCAGTTAACTTTTGAGATAGGGTTATAACAGAGAATCATCTGTCCCTCTTTTCTCCGTTTACCTGCAAGATTACGCATACGTAGTTGAAGCTGTGTATAATCATCTAAGGTAAGTTCCGTTGCTTCCTCCAAAAATATATCATCAATACCAGATATAGATTTGATTTTCTCCGGGTTATCAATTCCTTTAAATAGAATTTGAGAACCATTTGGAAGAACGATACGAAGTTGGGAAGTGTAAATTCTACATCTATCAGCAAGCTTGAATGTTGATAAAGCTTTAGTAAATTCTGAAAATACAGAATCCCGTAAAGAGTTTGTATTCTTTCTAACTACTAACATCTTTCTTTTTTCTCGCATCAAGCGAATAACAGAACGTTGTACCGCCCAAACAGATTTACCAGAACCCGCTCCACCATAAAAAATGATAGTACGGTCATTCCATTCTAAACTAGGTAGGTACACTTTGTTAAACATTCGTTCATGAATATTTAATGAAATATGTTCTACTTGTTTCTCCTGTTTCATATGTATTCTCCTTTATAAAAGTAACCTCCACCTTATATTATATCATAAGGCAGAGGTAATGTCAAGCATTAATTCTGAACATTCGGAAAATTTCCTGCTCCGTTGTTGCTAATTTTTACACCAGTTGATGGGTGGCAATACACTTTGACATGTCCAAAGGAACCAGTCTTAATTCCTAGAACATTATCTCCGTAATTCTTTTCGACTTTGTAAGTCAATCCACCAAACTTAGAAGGGTTAATTGCTCCGATTGCATTAGCTTTCACAGGTGCTTTATTTATTGGATATACACTCCAAGTACCTTTACCAGCAGGGAAGTATACGTACATCCCAGAAGTCGCTGGTTTAGCCGGAGGTTTTGGAGTAGATGGTTTTGGTGCACCTGCTTTAATCTTAGCTAATAGTTGTGTATTCTGCGAAGCGGTTCCTGTATAATTCTTGATGCCATACTTTCCAGCAAGTACTTTACGGTTAGCAAAAGAGGAATCCATTTTCTTGCTGTTCATGTAATCTACGAGACCAAGTTCACCAGAAGGCTTCGCAGGTGTAGATGGTTTGGATGGTTTAGCGGGAGTGCGGGAGTTAGGACGTTCTCCTCCTACCCAATCATATAACTCAAAATGAGGGTTGTCTTTAAAAGATTTCCAATCTCCACCCCATTTGAATCCTTGTTTCTTCATGGCAGCTACAATCTTTTTAAACTTAGCATCTACCGCCCAGATTACATCTTTACCATCTTGCGTGTATTGGCATAAGTCTACAGCAACACCGTAGTTATGATTTGATTGACCTCCCTTTGCATTTGTTACCACATTGCCGGGCTTTGTTCTGCCTTGTGCATATAATTCATTCTGTTCTGCAATAGAACGGAAGCCCTGTGCAACATTGATGTAAATACCTTGTTTAGCCATCTCTTTAATTACTGCACGGGTTTTATCTGAAACTTCTTTAAGCATCCCTTTTTCGTTTAAACGTCTATTGGCTTTTTCAAGAAGCCATGCTTCTGTTAATGCCATTATTTATCTCCGTCCTTTCGAGGTTCAGTATAATTTAAAGCTCTTTCGCTGTCGCTAAATCCAGAAGTTGTAGGGTCTACGTAGTTAGCAATAAGAGCTGTGATAACCGCAATGATAGCTACTGGCTTGCTTAGGAATTCGCAAAAGGCATTCCACAATAAACTCCAACTATCTAAATCTGATACTTGAAATCCGCCAGCAGACCACACAATTGTAAGAACAGCTACTGCGGATAATAGCCATGTTCGCCAGTTCTTGAATCTTAGTTTCCAGTTAATATTCATCGTTTGTATCCCTCCGTGTGTTTTACTTCTTTAATATCTTCTTCGATATAGTCAAGACGTGTTTCAATCTTATCTGCACGTCCTTCTATCTTATCTACTCTAGTATTGGTTTTGTTAATGCGGAGGTGTATTTTCATTCGGTCTTGTTTGCTTTCCTCCAATTGACTAGCTAAGTTATCCATGCTACTAGTTAGATTATCAAATCTATCCATAAATGGCGATGCTACAATTCTCTTGAATAGCCAAGCTAGCCCACTAAACAATCCCGTAACTAGTCCAATTAATGCTACCCATTCTGTAATCTGTAGTCCCCAAATAACTGCTCCTATCTGCATACTTGCTCCCACTTCCATCTGTATTAATACTCTAATACTTCCTCTAGCCGTACTCTATTTGACCAGTTTGTAGTATTGGCATTGTTATCGTGACCTACTAATCGGTCATTGTATAGTCTTACCATCTTCACTATTGTACGGTTACCAGCATAATCCTTTACAGTATCGTTTGAATATGCTATAACTGAACCTACAGTAACTCCTTCACGAGCTTCTACATGTCGTTTAGGTACGTAAGTGTAGGTGTAGTTTATGTTAGAAGAATCCCACCTCCAAACAAGGATAATTCCATTACGCATATTTGTGATATTCTTACCAAAGGTAACTGTTTGACTTGCGTTTGGATATACGTTAGTGTTGGCTTTAAGAACACGTGAAGACCATACAACATTATCTGTGTATGTTTTCGCATTTGCTGTAGCTGTTGTTATGGCATTTTGTTGAGCAGTGTTAGCCTTCGTTGTAGCATCCAGAGAAGCCGCTGATTGCACGTTTGTATCTGCTGTTACCATTTGCTCCTTGGAAGCATAAGTAAACCAAGGAAGCACCGCTCCGGACGTGTCAACGTGCATTTCATAAGTCACACTATCTGGTACAGTTCTTAATACTAAAATCTTTGTTCCAGATTTTCCTGTTGTAACATCTAATTGAAAGCTTACAGCGGTTGTGGTTGTTATCTGTGGTGGGAAACCTATAGTTGCTTTGTCAGCCAATGAAGCGGGAGAAACACCTTCGTATAGCTTCGCATCTAATGTAGGTAGTCCGGGCGATAGTGCTGTCAATGTTCCTAAATCAATTCTAGTTCCGTTAGCATTTGTAAAAGCGTACGGTTGATAGTTTGTAATATCTGTTTTAAGAACTACTTGATTGGCATCAATAGAAGCTTGTAGTGCCTTTACTTCTGTATCAAGTGTTGCTACATTTCCAGTCAATGCTGTTACATCATCAGAAGTATTATCTAGTTCTGTTTGTACGTCTGCAAGCTCTGCTCTGATAGCATCTTTGAAAGCTTCAATATCTGATGTAAATGGTGGTGTTTGCATGGAATTATTTGTTGCATTATTTTGAATAGTTAGAGAGAAGTTCTGGGTAGTAACACGTTTGTTAACTGTTCCAACAAGTTGCTCTAATGCAAAGTATGCCTCTGGCATGTATCCAACTTTTGACCACACTTCTTTAATAAATGTGTAGCGGAATATTCCCTGTGAAGCATCTACTATTTCTAAGTTCTGATAAACAGAACCGTCATCACGTACATAGTTAATTTGTTCGCCGTCTTGATAAGGAAGACGACATTCAAAATAGATTGAATAGCCAGTTAAATTGATAGGCAGTCCAGTCTTGGTTAGCTTAACTAGAATAGACGTTAAACCTCTGTCGGCAAGGCGACCTATAACTCTTTGGTTTTCATAAGGTCTTGTTACGTCTAGTATAATGTCATATTCTTTTACTGCATCAGCCATTTGTCATCCTCCTTAGTCAATATAAAATTCTATTGGCGTTAACCAAATACCTTGTGTTCCGTTACCATTTATCCATACAACCTCTAAGTTACCTGCACTGCTTACATAAACCTCTGCCATAAAGTTAACACCAGTGGTTTGACGTGCACATATCCAACCATTTTGATTACCTACCATTGGACGATAACCAGCAGGAAGTGTTGCGATAACACCTTTCTTAGCAGCGGTATCCATGTGAACAACTCCACGTAATGAAACCTTATTACCTACTTTACGATATGCCGGAGGGTTTGTAGCATCAGTTGACCATCCAGAATTAAATCCTGTGATATTTATCCAGCCAGTATCTCGTGCATCTTGCACTCTCCATCCTTGCCACACTCCGCTATTTAGTTGGTTCATTACCATAGTCTGGTTGGAGCCTACTCCATATAAATTCCCCCAAGTACCTTGTACCTCAATATAGGTATATCCCCGGATGGTGGTAGGAGGAACATTAGTATTAGGATTTGTTGTTCCAGCAGTACCAGAAATTCGTGTCATATACATACCAGCCGGAACTTTATTTAGCTCTGTGTAAATATCTAATCCACTGTCCGTATCTAGATTTACTATAGGAACACCGCTATTATCAAATAGCTGGATGTTCTGCATGGAATCCATTCTAGTGTTTAAGGTAGAAACTGCGGTTGCTAATTGGTTAGCAACATCAGACATTGTGGCGTTCTCTTTCCAAGGAAGTACCCAACCAGCTGTTCCATTTAAGAAAGTTGAATAAGAGTTTCCAAAGGAATCCCATCCAATTACCCATCCGGTTGTAGCTGTTGTTAGATGAGAAATTCCTCTTAAAGGAGTATTAGCCGTTGGGTTATTTACAGCACCTGATACTGCATAGAATGTTCGTAAACCCATTCCTGCTGTTTTTATAATATCAAGAATATCTTTTGAAGTGTCTGAGCCAGTTGTAAGTAAGTTGGCACCTGTGTCATCAGTAATCTTCTGTTTCTGCCAGTTAACTGCATCAGCTGTTTTGATTACTTGGTTAGCTGTAATCAGTGCTTCTATCTCATCCATCTGTGCACTAGCATCTGCCACATCTGCTTTCAGTTGAACCATTTCAGCAATTACAGGAGCAAGCCTAATTTCAATCTCAGCTTTAAGCGACTCAATGTCAGAGATGTAATCGTCAGCATTTATCTTTCCTTCAATAGCACTATCTGTTACAATGATTTTAAAGTTACGTGTTGTGACACGTTTTACAATATCACCAACTGGTGTTTCTAAAGCAAAATAAGCAATGTTGATGGCTCCTACTTTGGAGAAAGTCTCTTTAACAAAGTTGTATTGGATAATGCCTTGTTCTGCATCCACAATAATCATGTTACCATTAGCTATTCCATCATCACGAACGAAGTTAGCATACTCGCCTGTTTGTGCAGGTAATTGACACTCAAATAGCGGGGTACGTCCCACTAAGTTTATTGCTTCTCCGTTGTTGGTTAGCTTAACTAATACGGATGTTAAATCTTTGTCAGCAATGCGGGATATTAGTACCACGTTTTCAGTATCTTTAACTAAGTCCAATGCTAGAGTGTATTTCTTGTCAGCTGATTTTGGAACTGGTGGATTAGCTTGGCTATAGATAGGAACAGGACATCTCGCAAGCTCCTTAGTTCCATTATACATAATCATTGTAACCACTGTGGTTAATGTGATTTGAGATTTGATAGTGGAAACGTCAGCCATAAAGGTTGTCCCATTAGTGAATCCTGCAATTGCATTTAAGTTAGTATCAGTTCCGTTAAGTAATATCTTAACAGTAGTTAATGTTTCGTCTACCTCGTAAACGCCATGAATAAAATCATCCGTGCCGTCAAAGGCGTAGGAGTTTGCCATGATATAGTTAGTCATTCTTAATCCTCGCCTTCCTCAATAGAGTAATCAAAGTTATCTTGCCAATCGTCCTCATCGTCCTCGTCTTCATCATCACCAACAATATCCACAGTAATAACTGTTTCGACTTTGATTTCTTGTTTCTCTTTCCACATGCCATAGGATTTACCTAACATTTCAGCAGCTTTATTCTTATCCACAATAGAAGGTTTCTTATTAACCTTTTCCCCTTTTGCAGTTACGAATTCTTCTCCTTCTTCTCCTTTAACCACACGTGTATAATATTCCAGAATATCTTTTTGGTCTGCAATTGTACTGTTAGCATTTGATTCTGTTACATAACGTAAGTAAGCTTGATTTTCCTCTTTAGATAGAAGTGTATGTGCATAAGGTCTTGTATATCCAGACTCTCTTGCAGCACGAGAAACGTTATGGTCTACTAGATATTCTCTAAGTAATCTCTTTGTCTTTGGTTTAATCACACTAAATTTTTCTGGGTCATTATAAATGTTTAACGCCACCAA